CCAGCCGCGAAATTTGGGGAAGTTATCCCACTGCAGAAGAAGCCGCCCGCGCTTATGACGAAGCCGTTGAGGATTACAAGCTGTTAGATCAGTTTAACGCATTGATAGCAAGATTCAATAATGTGTGCGGCGGCATGGTCGGCAACTCCGGCGAAAATGGTTATACTTACGAGAAGAGAACAGAAACAAAATATAAAAAGGTTTGGAAGTTCCAAAAGACCGAAAACGGAAGCTTTAAAGCTGGGCAGTGCTTCCGCCTTGCGGCTGATTTCAATTATGGATGTTATAAGGGGCTTGTATACCGTTTTAAGTCCGTTTTAGATGGGGAAATTGTACGCGGTGAGCGTGTCAGCCTTAAATCAGGGAAGAGCCTCACAGGAACGGCAAACAGTGCCAACAGTTTTGGTTATTACTCAGCAGAGGGAGCAACCGAGAACCACGGACGCGACAAAGAAAAGTTTTTAAAATGGATCGCTAACGGCTCTATTGAATGGGGCGAGGTTGTCGAAGTTTTGGAGCCTTACGAGGTCGAAAAGTATGTAAAAGTAGACAGGAACGGCAACGAGTACAAAGCACCCAAGGCAGAAAAGACAGCCGAGAACACCACCGAGGAAAAGACCACCGCAAATTATACCATTAAAGCCGACACAGACACCCGCGACGGCTCCGCGCTCTGGGTTGTTACCCTCTCCGCCCGTGTAGATCGTGACGAGTTCGACAGAATCCGCGCAGAATTTAAGACTATCGGCGGCTATTATAGCAAATTCAAAAAGGGCTTTATTTTTAGAGAAGATCCCACCGACAAATTAAACCAGGCACACGAAGAGACCACCACGGAAGAACCCACCGAGGGCGCACAGATTGACGCAGGAACACCCGAAGCGATCACAGCCGAAGAGGAACCCACCGAAACAAAAAAAGCCCCGGAAGAAGAGCCGCAGACCGCGCCAAAATTTGACGCTGAATTGATCCGAGAAGCCCGAAGCCGTTTCTATTTGGTTTTAGTTGATAAAGAAACCGAAGCCGAATATATAGGGAGTGAAACCGCCGAGGACGGGGACAGGGTGAGAATTTATGCTACTTCATGGGAATATGAAGCCGAGGAAATAGCGCATAACAACGAAGAGCTGCGGCGTATTATTGAAGAGGACAAAGCCGCCGAAGATCCCAAAGAAACAGCCGCAGAGCCTCAGGAAGCCATAGAAGAGGTAAAAGCCGAAGAAATACCCACAGACGCACCCGAAGAGCCTAAAAAGACCGCCTATGGTTACACCGGCGCACCTTCTGACAGTTTCACGGCTGAGGAAGTCGCAAAGCTGGCACAGGGCGAACAGATCGCCACGGGCGAAGGCTGGACACGCTCCGCGTATTTCGCCACAGACTACAAAAACGGCGTAAAATTTGTCTATAAGATCCATTTAGGAGACGCCGACGCGATCAGCCCCCGAACTAATGCGGATTTTTACGGCTTTATATACTCCGGCGCATTTTATGCAGATTTTGACGCAATTATAAAAGAGCTTTCCGACGACATCAACACGGAATTATTAAAGCAGATACCCACAGAGGAAGCCGCCGAGCGTAACGCCGTAGACCTGGACAAGACACAAGCGGACACCGCCGACAGGCTCCGCAATGGAGATTATACAAGGGAAGCACAAAAGCACCACATCGACGACACCACGCCGGAATTATACTTATATAGCACCTATGACCGCATAAATTCAGCCGACGCGATCCGCTATTTACTGAACCCCGGCGAAGTAGTCGCAGAATATGCGAACGCATACAGACGCACCCACCGAGCCGAAATCCTTAATATATATATACAATATAACAGAACTGTTAAAGCCTTGAACGCAATCAGGGCAGACAAAACAAACCAGGCGCACACCTTGAAGCGCATCAGAAGAGCCACAGCAGGCGGAGCAGAAAAAAGTTACAAAATACTACTCGCAAACGGTCACACAGTCAAAGCAGACGCGGACGCAGTGCGCCGCATGGCATACAATGGTTATATTTCCGAATGGTATATTCAAAGCAGCGACCGCCAATATTTAAACAAGGACGAACGCGGACGGGCGCAGGATGTCACCCCCGAGGAAGTGCGGACAATCTCCCACGGTTCAAAAATCCTATACAGGGCGACCGCTTAAAGGTTGCCCCCATCGGGCTTGATATGGTATAATATAGGCGCAATTCTTAAGCAATTTCAAAGCGATTTTAAGCCGTTTTAAGGCTCTCAAATATAAACCCTAATATTTTTATACCATATCAATATTAAAGCCCTTAAAAAGCCACTTAAAGAGGTTTTAAGACTATACACCCACAATCCGCACCGTTGACAGTTTTTTCACGACCTGCCGATTTTGCGAAAGCGATACCCCGAAAAAACACCCTATAGCATTTCAGTATCGGTTTTGGTACAGAAATCTGAAACGGATTTTTAGGGGCTTTTCAGGGGGTACGGGGGATAAAAATAATTTCACGATGTAAAATGCGAAATTTTTAAAAAATGGAGGTTTAATTATGATTATTTCAAGAGCAACAGTCAAAAGAAAGACATTAGAAGATAATAACATCCCTTATGGAGAACATGATTTAATTTTATACCGCTGCGGTGACTTCTACGCCTTTGGTTATGAATGTGAAATAAATGACCCGTGGGGTTTTCAAGTCAATCGTTGTGGAACTATTCAGGAAGTGAAAGAAGCACTTGAACGATGGATAAATGGAGAATATACAAGCAAGAGCGAAAAGGCCGCTTGTAAGAGCTTTTTAGATTTATTATCAGCGTAGAAAGGAGCATATCATGGGCGAATACACCACCAGACCGCTTGAAGAAAAGGAACTTAAAGATATCATTGAAAGCATAGCAGCCGGATATACAGATCACAAGGGGATAGTCCACAAGCCTAACAAGCAGGTTGCTACTATTCTAACCTTGCAGGCTAATTTAGGCTGCCGCATCGGTGATATATGCAATTTAACCACAGATAACTTTGTATTTGACGGAGACGCATGGAAGCTTGACATGACAGAACAAAAGACCGGCAAGAAAAGATATTTCATTGTACCCACCCCCGTAAAGGCTTTTATAGACCGCTGGATGCAGGAAAAAGGAATCACACAAGGGAATCTATTCTCTATCAATGAATACGCCGTATGGAAGCAATTAAGAGGCGTTACTGACTACTTAGAACTTGAAAATGTCAGCGCTCACAGCTTCAGAAAATATGCAGCTCAAAAGGTGTATCAGGCAAGTGGAAAAGATATTGTTGCTACATCACTTTTTCTAAATCATAAAGATACGAGAACATCTCTAATATATCTTAAAAGATCCTCAAAGCAAATGGATGAAGTATTATCAAACGCTTTAACACTTGTGTGATTTAAAAATTGATTTTAGAACTAATGTTTGGTATAATAAAAGAGCCTACCAGAGCGCCAACTCCGGCAGGCAAATAGAAAAAACCAACTAACAGACACCACATCCATAAGCGGTTTTTATGCCCTTATGGTAACACAAGGAGGGCGTAATGTCAAAATTAGACTTAGAGGGAAAACGTTTCGGCAAACTTACAGTTTTATCTTTTTTCGGAGAAGATCCAAAGAAAAACAGTCACTCTAAATACTTATGGAATTGTCAATGTGACTGCGGAAATACAAAAATCGTAACGCAACACAATTTAATTTATGGAAGTACACAAAGCTGCGGATGTATCAGGCATGGAAGAATACTCACGGGGGAACGTTTTGGAAAATTGTTAGTTTTAGAAGAAGCCGAACCCAGGCTACGCAAGGATAGAAAAAGCGTTAAAAAGTTTTGGAAATGCAGATGTGACTGCGGAAACATTATAGAAACATCTCACGAACTACTTGTATCAGGTCACTCCAAATCCTGCGGATGTTCTATGGGAGAAGCATCAAAGATTAAATTTGCAAATTATAAAAGCCTGCGAACAGAAAACCAGCGATTATATAAAATATGGTGTGGTATGAAAGTACGTTGCTATACTCCAACGGATTTACATTATCCCAATTACGGAGCCAGAGGAATAATAGTTTGTGATGAATGGAAGTTTAGTTTTGCTCAATTCTATTTATGGGCTATGACCAACGGATATAATGATACTCTTACGATAGATAGAATAGATGTGAATGGAAATTATGAACCATCTAACTGTAGATGGATAACCAATAGAGATCAACAGTATAATAAAAGAACCACAAAATATTATACTATATACGGAGAAAAACTTTTATTGCATCAAATAGTAGAAAAATACGGTATAAAGCCGGTAACATTTTACGCCCGCATAAATAGGTACGGATTTACCCCAGAACAAGCCGTTTCAATTCCTATACATTGCGGGGGAAAATATAAACGAATTTAAAGACACTTTTTTCAAAAATCACATAAAATCAAATCAAAACCCCCGAAAAAACACCTGTAAGCATTTAGGTATCGTTTTCGGGGTGGTTTTTTGAAACGGCGGATATAGGGCTATCTATACCCCCGGGGGCGTATCAAAAAAATACGCAGGATTTTTTTACGAAAATATTTTTTCTCTAATTTCTTGTTCTCTTTGGTTGATAGCCATTATCACATGATCGCTCATTCCCTCAAATAATGGCTTTACTCCAAACTTATCAACCATTATTATCTTTCCAAAGGCATTAGCATCTATTTCCGCCGGTTGCAGATTATATTCTTCTTTTGATAAAGCCTTGCTTGACTTGTAATCATCAAACATACTTCTTTCATTGTGGTACTGCCATATATGCCGGAGTTCGTGTGCTATTGAAAATAACAGATCATAGTTCAACAGATTGTTCTTAACAAGGATTTTATTTGTTTCAGGATTGACCGCAGCCATCATTGTTTCCGTGTCAAGTTTATCTACCATTTTTATTTTCGGTGGATCTATCTTTAAAATTTTACTGACTTTTCTAATGTATTCTTTAATATTCATAGTTAGAATTATAATTCCGGCAACATCAGAAGTCAAACTAAAAGGGGGCCTATACAGCTCCCCTTTTCTCACAAACAAATTCCCTTTCAGTCTGTCCCTCATTCAAGACCTTAAATCTGCTGCCGCAATGGTAACACTGGAAAGTCATTGATATTTTGTTTAACTTAATCCCACCTCCACATTCAGGGCATATAGGAACGTTTACTTGTATCGTGTGTAGTTTACTCATAATTTTCACCTGCTATCTTATAAGCCTTTTTAATCTCTTCATTCAACTCTGCCATCGTCTGCCCCTCTCTTATACCCACCAGGCAGCTCGGAGGAAGAACCATGTCTTTGTATGTACAGCGCCATAGATGAAGGCAATTTGTCATATTGTTGACATATTCATCCTTTGGTGGATGTATCTGTATCACTGCCTCATCGTCCTTAAAGAAAATATCCTTAACCTTACACATGTCGTCCCAGGTTGGTGTTACACTCTTTTTCTGAGGACTTACCGATACATGCTCCCATCCGGCGCCGGTTGATGCAATTACGCTTCCCTTCCACAAAGGCAAATGGATCTCCCCGGCAAAGCCATCAAAAGACTTCTGGCCGATCAAGACTCTTTTACTGGCAATAATATCTTCTATACTCTTCATACCTTATTCCTCACTTTCCTGTGGCTCAACCATCTTTGCTCCGCAGTTAGGGCAATAATTGTAATTATTCCTATGCCATTCCTTAGCATCAATGCCACAATCACAATTAGAACACCATTCATAAGTACCTAAACCGCTTGGCATTACTCCTAAACTCTCACAGTGTTCTCTATGCCCTATCCAATGCCCTACCTTTGCTTTAGGCTGAATACTTGGCAAATGCTGAATATCTAACTCCGATATGATTTCCTCAATCTTGTCTACGATGAAGTAATCATCAATCCCTCGATTATTTGAGTTAATCCATTTAAGCATTTCGTTAATGGCTTTTGTTATAGGTTTTCTGCTTATACAATCCTCGTCTGAATTGGTCTGCTCTAATGCTTTGATTGCCCTTAAAAGAGCTTGTCCTTGTTTACTATCAGGAAATATCTGCAAAGCATTTGCCATATTTTCAATATGATTAATTGCTTCTTCGTTTGTCATATCATTTTGTATTGTTACCATTATTTTCCTCACTTTCTGCCTTGTACTTGTCGATAATCACAAGGCTTTGATTAAGACCATTAACGAAATTTATTAAATCTTTCCTGTCGTGGTTTATGATTTCCTCGTTCATTATGGACTTTACTTGTTCTATCTCGGCTCTTATCTTGTCAAGGATTGGCTCTTGCTCTAAATGCTCTGACAACTTTTTTCTTAAATCCTTTACCGCTCGCCTTGCCTGTCCAAGTGTCATTTCATCAGACGGTACATCATACCAATCCTCACAAGGCTCTGTGGATAATGCTTTGATAAGATTATTGATTTCATCGGTAGATAGATAAAACTGAAGCCAATCTATCGCTGATTCCCTTGTTGGAAATAATTTAAAGTCATCATATTCAATATCTTCTGCGCTCATTCCTGCTCCTTTCTGTAAGGGCTGTTCCACCAAGTCGAATTAAAGTTGTATTCGTTGTTGATGGAATAAGTTGCTCCGTGTTCGTATACGCTTATGTTGGGAAACAAAGCCTTTATCATATCGCCGTTTGTTGCGTTATTAGGAATTTCTATACAGTTTTTCAGCACTCTCAATACATCAGCACACATCATTGAGATATCCGTATCGAATGTGTTTACTGTATCCTGTCTGTGTTTTTTCTCTGTGTATTCCAGTTCCCTTGTTAAATCTTCTTTATTCATATCATCCCTCACTTTCCTGTGGCTCAAATAGAAAACAATACCCATCTTCCCTTGTCTTGCATCCGTTACCCCACTTATTACAGATTTCGTGTGCTACGATAAGCGGTATTCCGTCAACCTTTGCCACGCTATCATACTCAAAGTATTTGCAGTCCTTACAATGCCCCGTCTTTGGCTCTTGCGGATTTACAGATGGTAACTCTCTTAATAACTGTACCGCATCCGATACTTTAATATAAATATCTTCTTCATCGGGTTTTACATTTCCTGCAAACATCATTATTTCTGTCATAGCTTCGGCTCTGCCTATCACATCCTCACAAGGCTCTGATTCTTCCTTGCAGAGTTCATAATGAAACGCAAGTGCTTCTTGTCCGTCTTTGTAGCCTTTGTCATATGCATCTTTTAGGTCGGTAATCTGCTCTAATGCTTTGATTGCCCTTAAAAGAGCTTGTCCTTGTTTACTATCAGGAAATATCTGCAAAGCATTTGCCATATTTTCAATGTGATTAATTGCTTCTTCGTTTGTCATATCATTTTGTATTGTTACCATTATTTTCCTCACTTTCTGCTCTGTACTTGTCGATAATCTGCAATACTTCGTCTTTGAATACCCACGGTCGGTCATTGTGGTAACTTGAGATGCCTTCTTCGAGGTCTGCTATCTCGGCTCTTATCTTATCAAGCACCACATTGATTTCGTCCTCAAGTCGTTTCATCTTCTTAAAAGATTCTTCGCATATAGACACACCACTTATTTCATAAAACTTATAATCACATGGCAAATGAAATGGTTCATCTACTCGATAATCATTTCCATAACCTTTGATAACCTCGGCTAATTCAATTACAAACTTATCGTGTATTTTCATTCTGCCCCCTCACTTTCTGCCTTATATGGCTGTGGTAAAGGCATCCATGCAATAACATCACCTTCCCGCATCATTCCTTCATTGTCATCAAAGCAATCTGTTCCATCATTCATCTTGCCCAAATATGTCGCAATAAATACTTCTTCTGCATCTGTGCTACAAAGTACATCGTCAAATTCTTCCGGCAACCTCTCACTAACAGGAATCCAATGCCCTGTCTTTGGCTTTTCGCCTAATCCGTATCCCAGCTCTTTAAGCTGTGCTATTGCTGTATCACGCTCCCATTTGATTTGGTCGCATGAACATTCTGTCTTTGGCTTTGGTGTGACGGGTGGCAAAGCCTTTATGCCATAATAAACATCATCTTTAGTGTTTGTCCAAGTAAAACACTTGAATGCTTGTTCTCTGCTGATACAATCTTCACAAGGCTGTTGTTCTAATTCTTCTTCTATCCGTTTGCATATCTTTTCATTCCAAGTATTTTTACAGGCTGTCATTATGTATTTTTTTACTTCGTCTGTCATTCCTGCTCCTTTCTTGCTCTTCTTGCTCTCCGTAAACTACCTCTTGGTTTCTTTCGTGGGTGTGCAAGCTCAAACTTTTGATATGGTTCTAATGCGTCAATAACATCTTGAAATTTTTCTACTATAGGCTTAAATGCTTTTACTATTGCTTGCCCTAAGTTTATTATTGCTTCTCTTGCTTGTTCAAATTGCTCCATATCTACATCTAACATAGTCATTTCTGTTCCTCACTTTTTAATAGGCATTGGATAACCATCTGGAAGTCCGTGGATTAGTTTTTTATATGTATTTAATGCGTTTATTTGAGCAATAACTAACGCATTAGGTTTGCAAGTTTTTAACTCGCTTATCATATCATCAAAGCCTTTATCAATTTCTGCTCTGAAACTCGGCGTTAAAGGTTTATATCCTTCGATCATTTCTGCTCCTTTCTGTTCTGCTCTAACGCATCTGCTATCTTTGCAAGGAATTGCGCAATAGCACCGAGATATACTGTCTGCTGAAATTCCCAAGGGGCTTCATCCAATTTGTTCGTCTCTATTGTTTTTTCAAGTTCTTCGTAGTTTGTCATTCTTCTACCTCCATATCAACTCTTTCCGCCTGTTCCCTTAAACAGCTTTCGCATAGCCAAACATTCGGTTCGACTTCGTAAAGGTACTCGGCATCACTTCCGCACTCATTACATCTCTGTTCGTCCATATCGTCACATATCTTTTCGGTGTACTGGGCTTTGTAGCAATCCCAACACACTTCGTCTCCGTTATCCGCTTCATATAACGGCTCATTCTCAGTGTCGCAACGATCACAGTAATAAACATGTTGGTGTCTGCGACCACAATTTATACATCCCATAGGACAAGGGCCAACACAGTTATCCTCTATTCTGAATCCCATTTAATCCTCCTTGAAATAATCATCTAATGTCATTTGACCTTTGACATTGTGCTTGTATTCTTGAATCCACCAATTAAATACTGATTCTCCGTCAATCCATCTGCTACCCTCTTTGTGAAAATTTTTTCCTTTGGTCTCTCCTACATCAATCATTTTCTGAAAAGCCTTGATGTAGTTATCCTTGTAAACTGGATAATCGGCAAATTCTTTTATTTTCTGCCTATATGTAGCCATAGGGCAGCCTATACAACCTACTCTGTGATAGCCTTTAGCATACAGTGGATTCGTTTTAATTTTGTTTTGTTTGATATATTCCCATACATCACAATCAAGCCAATGATATATAGGGTTTACAACTGTACTCCCTTTTTTCCTCATAAGTTCAATCAACTTGCAATCCCATACGGAGTCGTTGATTTCTTGTGCTTCTCTATGTACCTCTTCCGTATGGTCAAGTGAAAAAAATGTAGCTTGCCTGTAGTTCCCCACCATAATTCCAAATATGTCTCTGCCTTGTCTTTTACTACTCTCTGCTTCCCTTACTCCTAAACAGGCTAATCGGTTCGATGTTCCAGATTCTTTTAACACCGCACAGCAATATCTTTGTAATCTTGTCGGTGGAATCCCTTTATCTGATATCAGATTCCACATTGTAATCGGTTTTCCATCTTCCCCTATGTGATAATCTATCCGTGTTTTTATTCCGTGGCTTTTAAGTCTCTCAAAGACTTCCCGGATATGGTATACGGTTTCAGGAGCATCTACCGTTGTGTGTGAATTTAAAACCTCAAAATCATTTGGTTCAAGTGTTGTCTCCGCAAGGTGTAGCATTACATCACTATCCTTACCACCGCTATATGTGACTACTAAAGGCTTTCCGTAATACTCCTTTGACATATTCGAAGCAAGCCTTAACGCCCTCTTGCTTTCCTCAATCTTCTCCGACAGAGTTAATGGTCTGTCTGTCTGTCTGTCTGTCTGTCTGTCTGTCAAGCGATTATCTTTCCACAGATTATCGTCGTCAAGTATGAATTTTTCCATATCTTCATCTCCTGTATATTTCTCTTATTCTCTCGGCTCTTACAAGCGTTCTATCTCGGCGGTATATCTTTACATCGCCACAGTATATTGAGGCAAAACTTGCAAAGTATTCCACTCGCCAACTTGATAATGGATCTTCGCTTCCAATACCAGCCTTGAACTGAACCTCAACAATAATGCCCGTATCGGTTTCTCCGGCATATACGCAATACATAATTCTTTTTCTTGCCTCTGCCGGTACTTCAAAATATTCGTCAGGCAAAACCAAATCTTCACCCATAACTAAGTCTGACCTTTTCCAACCTCTACTCATTTACAATTTCCTTTCTATCCCTCTTATTTGTTCCAACAAGGTATCTTAAAATACTTGTTCGATTGTTTTCCACCCAATACATAAAAGCGTCTCATTTTGCCTTTAAAGGCTTGTCTCGGTAATACTTCTTGTCAATATAATTGTTGAGTCCCAACGCAAGCTCTTTCGCCAGGTATCTGCAATCGGTTTTTGCGTACTCTTTAAAAAAGTTGTTTATCTCATTGGCAGCACGATCATATTCCTCGATTGTCTTTACTCCGTCGTACCATTTCTTTGTCAGTTCGTAGAATTTCCCAAACATCTGAAACTCAATAGTATCTTTAGTCCATTTAGCCATATATCTTTAGTCCGATGAAAAAGGTAGTTCTTCTTCCTGCTCCGGCGTCACATTTAAAAAGCCTTTGTCCTTTTCTACAAACCGCATTGAATTTCCATTAAAGACTAACTCGGTCTTTATAAGTTCTCCCTGTCGGTTCTTATCGAACTTAACTCCCTTCTTCGTTTTATCTTCCTTGTCGCAATTCCATAAAAGGATTATTACGCTTGCGTCCTGCTCGATGTCTCCCGACTCCCTTATCTCGTCCATACTCGGTTCTGACTGTGCGTTACTCTGTCTGTTTAATTGCGTAAGCACAACAACGGGAATATTAAAATCTATCGCTATTGCCTTGATTGCGTGGCTTATTGCTCCAACCTCGGCATATCTATTTCCCTTGTAAGTCATTCCCGGCGCACTCTTTATAAGCTGCAAGTAGTCTATGAATACAATGTCAGGCTTATATTTAAGGACTTCGCTTCTTATCTGCCCTATATCCTTTGAGCCATTGCTTATCAGGAAATTCGTTTGTTCTTCCAACTTTGCATTGGCATTGTTGAACATCACTTGTTCGGCATCGGTGTTAAACCTCTCGGCTGTTTTTAATCTTGTTATTGATATTCCGCTTTCAAACGATAAAAGTCTTTCATAAACTTGCTTCTCTGACATTTCAAGGTTGAAATACAATACTGTGTCTTGTGTGTCCGCTATGTGTGACGCTATTTGCACTCCCAAAGCCGATTTTCCGACCGAAGGCCTCGCACCGATAACGATCATATCTCCGCCTTCAAGTCCGCCCATTACTCCGTCCCACTCGTCAAAGCCTGTCTTTGTGGGTTTCTTTTCTTTGGGTTTGAAATAATCGTCCTTGCGTTTTCCGGCGATTTCACTTATTGCTTTTACTCCGCCCTCATTCTTCTGGAAACTTTCAAGCTGCTTTGCCAGCTTTGCAACCTCGTCATATACATTGTTGCCCCTGACCTCTACTTGTGAAAGGATCCTATTTAGCTTCCTTGCGTTAAAATCATCAAAGACTACTTTCGCATCCGCCTGTATTGACGAACCAACGGGAACTTCTTTAATGATTGTGCTTATCTCTTGCTTTACTATCTCTTGTGGATATTCATTGCAAGTTACTTGTGCCACGATATAAGCAACATCAGGATCAAGCCTCTTTGCGTGAGCCATTTTCAGCTCATAATATATTCTTCCGTAAAGGGCATTGCTAAACATTTGAGGCTCTAACAAGTCGTATGTGGTATCAAGATATTGCCTTGTATAGTCTGAGTCCGTTAGCAATTCCCCTATCACGCATTGTTCTGCATCCATTCCTTAACCACCTCCACAAATGTTTTCTCCGGCACCTGATTAGAACAGTATTCGTAACAATGTCTGCGGATTGATATTGCTTTCGACTTGCAATCATTAAATGCCTGTGACTTTATCGCCGTTAGAAAAGTCTTTTTATCATCCTCGCCTTGTAATTCCTTTGGGAAGCAACCCCTTGCCGATTCGTAGTCGTTTATCAGGTCTCTAAACTCTGCTGCCACCTTATCGTAATAGGTCATAAATTCTTTTATCGTCGGCGGGTACTTCTCTTCTCGAATATAATTTGACGTTGCAAGCGATACTCTGGAATACTCCAAATCTCCGATTGCTTTTAGCCACTCACTTTGTATCTGTTCTGTATTGATATTGAAATTCGGGTAATATTCTTTTAGTCTTATGAGAGTTGTCTTGAATTGATCCTTTGTCATATCACACCTTTAATTCAAAGCTGCTATTTGCAGGTTTCTTCTTCCGCACCGCATCTATTACCCAACGTTGGATTGCTAAATTATGGCTTTCGCTGCGGTACTTCTTTTCTGCAATATACAGGGATAGGTACTCGATAGCGTCCTCTATGCAATCCGGGTACTTTTTCTTTAACCGTTCGTACTCTTCGTCTGTCAGCAACACATTTTCCTGACTTCCGTATCTGTTTTTAACAGGCTTATCTTTTTTCTTTGGTTTTGCCCCGGCAGATATATCTTTACTATTCTTTTCTTTACTATCCTTATCTATACTATTCTTATCTGTGTATACATTTTGTATACAATCTGTATACATAGTCGGCAAGCCCTTGATTTCATTGGCTTTTTCAGTGTATGCTCCCTTATCGTCAATATCTAAAGTCTGTAATTCTTCGATGTAGGTTGTTTCTTTATGCCGATCATTCTGGAGATAGTTGTTTATCCGCCAATGCTTTATTACAATTACTCCACTGTCAAAGGCTAAAACAAAGCGTTTTTGTATCAGAACCAGCATATCGTCCTGACTCGCTCCGCACTGTCTCATTATTCCTTTAGGGCTACCCACAAATCCATCATCATCTGCGAACATCCCTAAAGTGAAATAAAGACACCTTGCGGATAAAGGCATATCTAAAAACGCATCACTTAACACTATTGCTTTTGCAAACATTCTTCTCTCTGCCATTTTTTATCTCCCATATTTCTTGTGATATTCTTTGTGACATCTTTCACACAGGGTTACTCCATTTGACACATCAAATCTGTATGCCGGATAACTTTTCCACGATTTTTTATGATGCGCATTAAGATGAACTCCGCTTTCCCCGCAAGATTGGCAAGTGTAACTATCACGCTCAAAAACCGCATTTCTCCACCTCTTGTATTCGGGTGACATTCTATCTCTGCATGGTCTATGATCTATATTGATAACCGAAACATGGGTGTGTTCTCTCCTAACAAGCCCGTATTTTTCAAGCGTTTCTAACGCATCTGTTAATTCATCTTTGGGTTTTCTGACTAATACGCTTAACATATCTTCATCTAAAAAAATGTGATCGTTCAGTGCTAAAAACCCATTTATATTTCTTTTCTTTGCCAAACATAAGAGTTTGAACCATATCACGATAAGGCTGTCAGCACTCGGTAAACTCTCAATCAAAAGCATCTTTTCGTCGTCAAATATGTCCGTTACTATCTTTATCCACTTCACATCTGCCATTAGTTTATTTACCTCTCATTCAGCCCTATTTTTTCAAAGTAAAATTCTACTTTTTTCCTCTTGATTCCAAGATATTTGCGTAACATTCTACCTTTCATAGAGGAATAACAAAGGTTTTCAAGATAATCTCTGAATTGTTCTAATGTCATATCACTCTTAGACAAATTGCAATCCACACACGCCGGAACTAAATTATTATCCCTTTTTCCACCAGACGCCTTCGCTAAAAAATGATCGCAATGGAAGTTTTCAAAGTCTAATTTGCTTCCACAATAAAAGCATCTGCCTTTTGTTATTTCAAAAACTTCTTTTCTGCTTGCCATTACTTGCCCTCACTTTCCTGTGGCTCACCTATCAAGGAATATAACTGGCTTCTCACAATACTTATCTGTTCATCAATATATCCTTTTAATCTCTGTTCTCTGTTTCCCTTGAACCATTTTTTCTTAAATGCGCTTACTGTTTTTCTATATTGATCCTCTGATGTGTCAGCACTCTGCCACCACTCTAAATCATGTAATACCTCACATAAATCTTCTATAAGGTCATTCATTTCAGCATCATACATTCTGCCTTCACATTCTTCTGATAATTTGTTGTATATATAGCTATAACTTCCACCACTCATCTCTATTCCTCACTTTCTACCTTGTATGGTTTTGTAATGGTTGCCAAGCGATAATTTCGTGGTCTAAAAATCGCCATTTACCCGTTGTGTACTTATCCACGTCAAGCGGATTTAACTCGTATTCAAAGACCTTACCCCTATCGTCTATTACCCTGACAGTTTGCCCCACTTCGGGCAACCCCTCACTAACAGGAATCCATTCTGCCTTTGCCTTTGGCTGAATACTTGGCATAAAATATTCTTTTATCCATTGTGAAAGCATCTCTATTTTGTAAGTACCAAAACCGACATATCCATTGCCTTTCTCTCGATACTTTATAGAGAAATAAGGCTTTCCTCTATATTCTGGATATGTACATAAATCGGCAGGAGGATATTCGACAACGATTTCAATAAACTCTCTGCTGATACAATCACAAGGCTCTTGATCAATCTCAAAGCCCATCTCTTTTGCATATCTCTTAAATTCTATACAGTTACAGCAAGGCTCTGCGGATAAGGCTTTGATTGATTGTCTTACAAATTCCATGTGTTTATCAGAAATATCACAACAAGCATTTTCCAAATCATTTAGATAATCCTTGCCATACCTTATTAGTTCTTCTCTTGTCATGTTTTGAGACTCCTTTTCTTCCATCCACTATTTCGCAATAATCTCAATCGGGTGTATCGGTATAGGGTTTTTCGTGTCATATCTCGTTTCGTCGCCTTTTGGGTACTTATCATATACGGGATATTTCAATTCTGATAACATTCTTTTCTTTGTTCTTTTATCTCCAACAAGATATATGTATCTATGTTTTTGTGATCGTGTCTGTTTCAATTCACTATGATTATTCTTGTCGTATGCTCTCGGGTGTAGTCCGTTCTCTTGATAACTATCATTTCTTTTTGCTGATAAGCCCGTGTAAAGAAAATTTGTAGCCTGATAGATATATCCCACATGGCTCCATGCCGTATCTGCGTAACTTACAACAAAAGTTCCATTAGGTAACATTTTTAAACTTCGTGATACAAGATAACTTGCAAGGTTCTTTTCCGTTTCGTCAGGGCTAATTACAAGCCGATTCAATTCCAAAACATTGTATTGATTCTTTTCTCCGGCAATCCCGACGCATAATGGGTGCGAAGCTGGAACTCCGTATGTCACACAACCTATCATTACCCCCCCCCTAAAAAGTCCAAAAGCATCGGTAATACAAGGCATACGACGTGCATAATGAATTTTTAGGAGAAAGGGTTTTGTATCATCATAGGAGATTCTACGCACATATTTATCAATTCCTTTTTGTTGACACTCTATGTCAAACAATGATATTTGGCCTTCCATATTTTCCCTTCCTTAATCGCAACTTTCACATTCTATGTATTTGATTACATCCTCTGCTTTTAGATACCCAACGGGTTCACCACCATTCACGCAATCAACCATTAGTTCAAGGGCACCATAGTTTGACTTTTCATTTATGTAAAAACCTCCGTATGTTCCCGATCCGTTAATCACAGACCAATGATTGTCCTTATAATCAAAGTGTGTCCGGCAGATCCATCCCATTTCCCAATCATCGGACTTGTCTATCCACTCGATTTTCTTGCTATCGAGATAATTCCGTAACTTCTGCATTTCTTCACAAACTGTCATATCCTTTTTCCTCTCCAAAAAACACTTCTCTTACATTTACCAACATCATTCCCTCTCGGTTCCCGTTATAATGTTTTCCGTTCTTTTCGTTATCACATTTGAAGAACGTACATATTTCGGGTTTCACAGGATAAATCATGCAACGATCTTTTGCTACATCCTTACGCATAAACGGACAAGTCAGGTCAACCAGAGGATTCGCATATACTGCTAATACTTTTTGTTCCTTTATCTTGTGTTCACGGATATATCGCTTTATGCGTTTAATTTCCTTTTTGGTCATCGGAAGAAGATTTGAACAGCAGTTTCCACACCCAGAACATTTCCCGTCCTTTGTAAAGTCATAAACTCCATTTTTCATATCTTCGTAGGCTTCTTTAAGTGTCGCAATCATCGTGTTCACCTTTCCATTAAAACAAACTCATTTGCCCTACTATCTGATTTTTCTGATTATCGTAGTTATCGTTTTCAAGTCGTTCCTTTGCAATATTGAAATACTTTTCGTCTATCTCTATTCCGATGTAATTGCGCCCTGTGAGTTTACAAGCAACCATCGCCCCCCCTACTCCCATAAAGGGATCAAGCACTATATCACCCTTGTTTGAACTATTCTCAATCAAAACTTTCATCAGTTCTACGGGTTTTTCTGTTGGATGGTCTTTTGTTCTTATGATGTTTGGCACTCGCAATATGTTTTTCTCTCCCATATTGTTTATGTTTCTTGCTCTGCCCTTGCGTAACATCAAGATTAGTTCATAAGCATTGAGATAATATTTGTTAGGTGTGGCATTACCCTTATCCCATACAAGAAGCTGTTGAAACTCAAATCCGGCATCTTCCGCGGCTTGCCATAAATCTTTTAGGTTTCGTGGATTTATCATTATGTAGCAATGAGTTCCATCCTTTAATACTCGGTAGACTTCAGGTAGCCACTCGGAAAACTCTATGTCGTTATGCTTGAATAACTTTCCGTCTTTTGTGTAGCACCACGCGTCAAATTCATCAAAGATACCACCTAAATTAACATGGTTTGTATCGCCCACATAACAACCGCCGTGAGATTCTCTTTTTCTGCTCCTGCCTATCTTTACTGCATCATTCGTGCAGCCGCCCGATACTATGTGATAAGGACAATCTGTAATCACTAAATCTATTGAGTTGTCTGCTATCTGTTTGAATACTTCCAAACAATCGTCGTTATATATCATCGTTTTTCCAATTCCCGTATTCATCGTAATAAGAAATTGCTTCGTCTACTTCCTTTTCTGTTATCCCCATTTCCCTCGCTATCATATCCAGACTCCAACCGCCGTTATACAGCGCTCTTGCTTTGCCTTTGTCTACGATATTGTTCCCTGTTTTTGGCGTTGAAGTATTCCTTTCCATAAAGTTCTTTGAGTGTTTTATATCGCTTGCTCTTATACTCCCGGACTTCTGTATAGTGAGTATTGTTATATTCTTTTTGGTACTGAATCCTCTCCGCTTTGTGTTCTTCATAATATTTCTTCTGTTTTACTTTCTTGCGGCGATCTCTTTCTAACCTTTGTTCAGGTGTTAATCTCGGTCTGCCGCGCTTCCCTGTTCGTTTTGGTTCGACATCCTCAATAATTTCTCGATCTTTCAATATCTGGCGATCTAATTCTTCGGATAACGAATAATCAAAGTCATCGCAGATACAATCAGAGAATTTGCACTCGAAGCACCTTCTGTTACATTTCATCTTCAATTTCCTCTATATAGACCTCTATGTAAGGATCGTCTGTATAATAGAAGTCGTGTGTTTCATTCAATAGCCATTTAGGGTTATCGTTTTCTATTACTCCGCATACCTGTAGACTATCTTCAAAGAACTTAGCAAACAGGAAGTGGCAGTTCATAAAATCCCGTTTTTGCCCCTTTTTAGGCTCGTAATAGATGTAATGCAATACAATAGGGTTTGTTGCCTTATAATGCTTTAATTGAGTCCGTATAGCGTTATTGCATATCATCATGTAATCTGACTTCATCCGGCCGCCCGCTTTAGGATTCCGCCCTATGGCTGCCAGATAGTTATTCAAACTCGGAAATGTTTTATCTCCGTAGTATTTTCCTTTGATTGTGACTTTTGGTAGAAATATTCCATTAGATAAGTCAAATTGTGGTTTCATGTTTTTCTCATAGGTGGGGAACTACTAAATTTTTCTTAATAGTTCCCCGTTTGGTTTTTCGCTTTGATTGTGGTTTAATTTAGCCGTATTTTCGTTAGACAGTGCTTGTTAGCACGTTTACGGGTTACGTTGTGTGATATATTTTCCCCTACCACACAAAGGGCTGTCTCTTCCTCTTGGCACTCTATATCACCCCTTTCAGGAGGATTTACAAAAATGATTTTCCATACCTTTTGCGGAAGGCCTCTCTTGCTTCATCTTCAAGTGCTTTGGAATCTTCAAAAGGCAAAGTCCTGTGTTCTGCAATCCAATGTTTTTCATAAGCCAACTGTCCTGCTATCTTTGAGAGTTTTTCTGCTGGCGGATTGTCGTGAATCTGATTGATAGTTCCATTAGGGGACATATTATGTTCTGCGTTTGTCAAAGGAATCCAAATTCCATCTTCTTCTGCAAGTGGTCTTATTCCTTTTCCGAAAAGCAAGTGATGATCGGTTTCTTTAGGTTTCCCCGAAAACAAACTTAAATCCTCATAGTCCGTTACTATACTTTTGCTCATATCAGACCTCTAACATCAATTCATCCATTGAGATAATCTCGCAAGGAAGAGTGTCGGCGCAGTAATCGCAATGCTTACAATAGATAGGTTCGATCTCACCGTCCTTGATTGCTTTTACCTTTCCGATGTTTGCTTTTACCTCTGCCAATCTTTCGTCCATCTTTAACTGTGGAATCTGTATAACCTTTAACCTCGGATGTGCTACGCCTGCGGTATCTTTATCCTTGCTAATTGCAGCTATATAGAACGGTAACTTCATACCCGTATTCTGCTCATAAATGAACTGATATACGGCGCCTTGAAGATCGTAATTATACCGTTCAACCCAAGTCATATACTCACCTGAATCTTTTGCCCTGAATACCTCGTGCATATTACGAACGGTTTTAAGGTCTACGATTGCTACTGGTCTGCCATCAAGTTTTGCAACATGGTCGATTTTGATTTTTACGGGTACTCCTTCAATTTCCCCTGTCATAATCACCTGATGATCGCCACCATCCACATAAGCCATAAAAATATTGTCTCTTCTTGCCCTTGCCACCATTTCATCTGCCTGTCTGTACTCTGCTTTAAGGCATCCTTTACTTTCACCCCTGGATGAATAAACTTCAGGGTGTTCAGCCTTGAATTTATCCAAATCCTCTGTAAGAGCTGCATCGACATAACTACCGATAAGCAACGCTGGTGTAGTAGGCCTCGTGATCTCTCCCTTTGCCTCTGCCAATGCCGCAGCTTCGCAAGTATCATTGTCATAGGGATTACCGATGAACCTCTTGTACTGACTCACGGACACATATTTCATATTCATTTCCGGTGTGTAATAGTTGAGTTCATTCAACTCCGTTTCTTTATTCTCCGGCATTTTCACTCTCCTTTACTTCAGTAGGCTCTACGGTTGCAAATACATCTGTTGCTTTCTCTGGCTCGTCAGCAATGTTATCAACATAATCAGGTGTGCCATCTTCCCTTACAACTGACTGATCGTAAGTGTACGCTTTCTGCATTTCGATACTCATAGGAGCCTTTGAAAGTAATTGTCTCTGCATAGTCTTAAAAGCCATTTTGTCAAAATCCGACTTCCAAATTGATGAACTCCAACCGTTACGATAGGAAGCGGAATATCTCTTTGCGTGTGCTTCCATCTTCTCTTTAGACCAATAAAGAGTTTCCTTGTAGCCGTTAAGAAGTTCGTAGTAAGCGTAATAGCCGATAACGGGAAGATTTAAACGCTTTGCTACATCTGTTTCGGGTTCAAATTCGTACTTATCTTCGATAGGATCATAACTTTTAAGTTCTCCCTGTCTAATGTCAGTAACATGAATTTTTTTATACATTCCTGATCTCTGTGCAAGTTGGATCATTCCCTTGTAAGAAATCATGAACTGTGCTTCCTTTGTGCCTTTCTTTTTGTCCTCAAAAGGCACGAAATAGTACAAACCCAACTGTTGTGAGGGCGGTAACTTTAAACTCTGTCCCAAAAGTGCCGCTGATAATATAGAAGAGTTAGTACACTCTGCAAGTTGCGGATTTGTTTGAATTGCGCTTACAACCGCACTTATAAACGCCTGTGAATCTTTCTGACCTACAACGGAATCAACATTTGCCCTTACCGCCGCTTGTGTAAGATAACTTGCAATTCCTACTTTCTTTTGTTCTGTCTTTGCTACTTCATTCGCCATTTACTGTTTTCCTCTCTTTCTTGCTTTTTCTGATGCTTCCGCAAGTAAATCTGCAAGTTCTTCTATGTGCTGATTTCTGATGATGAAAGCATCCAACTCTCCGCGTAATCTGTTTAAAATGATTTCCCTTTTACCCTCATTCTGTAGTGCGGAATGGATATTCTCATACACAGGATTTGCTTTTGGTGGTGATGTACGGATAAATGCCGGAACTTTGGTTTCAACATCCTCTTTGTTTGTGTAAACAACTCTTAAGGCGTTGATAATGTGTCTACTTTGATCGAGTCTGTACGCTTCCGCTGCTTTATTGTCATCCCACTCAAAAAGTTCATGTGTGGGAGAATCTTCGGGGCGTGATACATCAAGAAAATCCTCTTTAGTTACTTTCCCGTTTTCTTCTTCCAAGTGTTCGACAACTGCACCGACAACATTTGCATCAACAGTTCTTGCATATCCGTCCCACCATGAATATTGCTTTTTAGGCTGATATACCATTTACTTAATCTCCTTTCGTTAGCCTGCCTTACCTGACCGTTCCACAACAATCCGTACCAATGCTTGCCATGCCTGCCTTACCTAACCCCGACAAACCGCACCAAACCTCTCCGCGCCATTCCTTGCCCCGCCTTTCCTGCCTTATGCTTCAATATGAAATCTGCCGTAGTTTCCGTCTTTTTCAGGTCGCCACTCTCCTAAACCACATACATAACCACCGGCATTAAGAACATTTATAATCTGTTCAAGTGTGTGTTCCCCGCTTGCGTTGTATTCCAAAATCAAATTCATAGACCATTTATTGAACTCTGCACGATAGCGAAGGTCTGCTGAACCCATACCGATACGCACCATATCTTCACGCATAACGGGCTTTTCTGATATGATCTGTGCGTACTCTCCAAACTCGGTTTTTAAGAAGTATGAGCCCCTTAATCCCATCTGATTTTTTACCCAACCAAGTCTATATGCTGCTGAATTACCCGCCATCTTGATAGCACCAACAGGGAAACCAAACTTTGCCCCGTTCTTTATTGCTTTTTCAAACGCTTCGGGTGTGCTTTCAGGCTTTTCCGTAAGCCAATACATAGAATTGATAAAGTCTGAATATGGATCACGGATTTCCTTTGCCTTTGTCTTTGTAGTTTTCATCTGTGCTTCAAGCATCTGCCTTTTAGCCTTTTCAGACCATGCGTGAACGATAAGAGGTGTATCTCCAACGATCTTGATGGGAACTTCCTTTATATCTAAAGGTCTGATTTCAATAACTGTTTCTTCTTTCTTTGCCATAATTAGCCTCCTATAATAAAATGTTGTTATTCTTCGGCTAATGTGGTACAATCATTTTTGCGAAGAGATTTACCACACTGCCGATAGTTACCTTGTGTACTGTCGGTTTTTCTATTACCTAATAGCCATCGTTTCTGCTCTTCCGTGAGTTTTTCTCCCTCATTAAACACTCTAAGAAAAGCTACTGTCGGAAACTTACGCTTTCTCCCCATCTTCTTCCCTCTCTATTACAACTGCGTCTCCGTACTCTCCGAACTTCCAGACAGCGTTTGTAAATGCCTTTGCATCGGACATATCCGATAAATCGTAAGTGCCGTAATAGCACTTTTCTCCGTCTACTATCCTTGAAAGAATTACTTTCATTTCTGCCTCCTTGTTACCGCCCAAAAACATCCCTTTGAGCCAATCTCATATAATGCGTAGCCTTCCTCTTCGCCTATATGCTTTGCTTCCAAAACCTCAAACTTCTCGGTTTTTTCGTGTAAAGCAATGGCCACCTCACAAAGAGTCTCTTTCCTACCGATTTCACTCTTCGGAAATATGTAATACATCTTTCCGTTCTTTGTTTTTGCCTTTATCATTTTTCTCCTCTCTCAGATATTCCTTTCTTCCTGTCCGATACTCAGACAGTAAAGTTCAAAATATCTGTTTAATACTTTGCGTGAATAAAACCCGATTGTACCTGATTCTCCCGAATAATAACTGATTGCAACCATCATATTTCCGTCATTGCTTGTCCTTAATCGGTTTAAATACTCCGCACCCTGCCGGATATTGTTCTCGGAATCTTTTAAATCTCCCGTGAATGTATCTTTGTTAAGCTGCATGAGCCCGATATATTGACCGTTGGCACTTACTACATCTGCCTGTCCGTGACTTTCGACCTCAATAAACGCTTTTAACAAGTTTTCATCAATATTGTTTATTTCTCCGTATTTAGTGCATAGTGCCATGATTTCATCATTTAGGTAACATTCTTCGGCTTCGCAATCGACAACCCAAAACAAGCCAATTAGCCATATTAGAATGAGTGCTGCAATCGTTATGATTATTCGTTTCATCTGCTGATCCTATAAGCAATGACAAACAAGATTATTCCTGCGACAGCCATAATAGCCGGAATAGTCATAGGCTCTGAATCCATAAGACTTGCTCCTATAAGCCAACAGGTAATTCCAACAGTTCCTAAGACTTTGCCGCTAATCTTTGAATTGCTCTTTTTCTGAATGTGTGATAGAATATTTTTGTTCATAAAATAACCCCTTAATTCATAGCCTTGTAGTTCCAGCTACAAGGCTTTTTCTCTTACAAATCCGATAACTTCCCTGTTTTGGATGATAGGTACAAACCCCTGCCTATGTGCATCCTCAACATATCCAACAGAGCCGTAATCATATTCTGAGTCGATTGGATATATGCGATAATATCCACCTTTTTTATGTCCAAGAAACCAATAAGCACATGTTAAAAACACCTGTTTAGTGGTTGAATGTGAATCGAAAAGATTTGGTTCGATGTATTTGAGAAGCCTTACAACACGATCAGCTAAGTCCACTGTTTTTCCTCCTTCCTTACATTTATTGCTTTGTGGCCTTTTTCGTTTTCTGACGGTTCAAACTCCACTTGATCGCCAACTTCGTATACAGGCTTATAGTGGTATGTGTTTCCGTCCTCTCCCTGGATAAATCCATAGTCACGAAATGCTTTGATTACAATTCCTTTCATAACGCTCCTTTCTTTGTTCAGGTATGGCCTGACCTCATGGGAATGAATAGTTATCGAACTATTATCAACGTCGCAAGTATGCCCCTTGCTTGTTTGTCGGGGTGCATACCCCCTAAAGCTCTGTCCCCTTGAGCTACATTCCCAAATGCTGGTTTATATCGTTATGTGTTCTCACACCCAAAATGGTTTCACTTTAAACCAGCAAACTTTCCCACGTGCCGCAGTCCTTATCTCGGTCACTCTGCGTACACGCTGACTCGACCGCCTATCCGTTATCGATTCGTAGGGAGAAACGCCATTTTTCAGTAGAATGGTAACTACAAACCTATGGGTAAGGATTTGCACCTTACAACAAGCAGGTTCTTTATCCAATGCTCCTGTGGACTCAAACCACAATCACCTGCACTATTTACTTACGCATCTATAAGCATAGCGTCTACCTATTCCGCCACCATAGGTACATACCGTCGTATGATTTTTGCCTTTTTGCTCCCGACAATAACCGTCGTTATATAGGGATTGAGAAAGAGCTAAAACTCCGCAGGGCTTGTAGGTAATGCTCCTACTTCTCCAACTTCAAAGGTTGGCGTACTGCTTCTATACGAAAGCCCTAAAGAACTTCCTCAAAACTTGCATTGAAGTAGTCCAGCACTTCCAGAACATCCATAAACGGCCACTGAATTTCTCCATTCATTCGCTTTGATAAGGTTGGTTGCTCTATATGTAGATACTCAGCTAACTTCATTTGGTTCACTTTTCGCTCACTCATTTCACCACGCAGCCAATCGTTAAAACGCCGATATTTTGTTTTCACTCGGTTTACATTTGTTCTTGGCATTGTTTATTCCATGACCTAACGATTTTCGTTATTTCCTATGCACAAAACCTGACTTCATACTCTGTAACAATCTTTGAGAAGATTTCCCGGAGTCTCTTGTCGCTCTCAATCACATCCATTTTTGTGACCTTGCTTATCTCGGTCTTGGTACATCCCTTATCTGTCATCCTTGATTGCAGATTGCGAAGCCTTGTCCCTAAATCACATCCGGCTCTCTGTTCTAACGCTTCATACATTTCATTTCTTAATAAGGAGAACTGCTTTCCGCTGCTTTTCTGAATACGATTGAACTTCTTGTTAGTTTCCTCTCTCCAATCGTCAAAGACAGGCTGTATCGCTTCCTTAATTGCTTCCGTAGTCTCAACGGCTTTTTGTGCGATTTCCTTTGCTTCTCTTGCCTGCCTCTCGGTCTGTGCCATTTGGTCTAACATTCCATAAAGCATCTGCATTTGAGGGGATAAATCGGTAGCAAGGGTTTTTACCTTGAAATAACCATTTACTAAACTTCTCTGAACTTCCCAAGCGAGATCGTCGGTAAAAGACTTAACCAACATCAAATATCCCTGTTCGGTAATAAGTGCCTTATCCCTATGATCGTTGTCAGATAGCGGAAACAAGCCGTTTCGACGAATTTCGTCTGAACCAACAATGAAGTAATCTTCGTTCTCAACAAAACGATTTCTATTAGTATTGAAATTTCTTAATGCCGTTCCCTCTGGTCTGCCGTGTACTGCGTCAATGTCCTTAAAGGTAACAACTCTCTGCCCTCTGTACTCTTTAATATTGATGTCTGTACCATGAATGTTGATTATGTTTTTGTCAGTCATTTTTCCTCTCCCTTCTCTAAAAGTCTGTTATGGTGGACTTTTTAATCAAAAAGAGAAGTCGGGGAACATTTTAAAGCCTCTGACAGTTTTACCAAGGTAGACACTTTTATATCTACGGTGGTTCCAGCTTCAAGTTTCGCGATCTGCGCTCTTGAAAGACCTGTTTTCCTAATCAGCTCGGCTTGAGACATTCCTAACTTCTCTCTTCTTTCCTTTATTTTGTATGTAATCACTGTTAAACCTCCAATATTTTGTGTTTGTTTTGGTGGACAATATAAAGTCTACCAAAGTGAACTCACTTTGTCAACCCTAATAGACTATTTTTTTCTTGATTTTTTTAAAATTGTCTGTTACGATAGACATATAAAGGAGATTTAAACTATGTATTTAGGGGAATTTATTAAAGAATATATTGAAAAACATTCTGTTAAAGATTTTTTAGATAAGAGCGGTTTAAGCAGAGCCTATACATATATGCTCATAAATAACAAGAATAACCACGGAGAAGCTCCAAAACCAAGTATAGACACTATAAAGACTGTAGCTACCACTATAGGCAAGCCATTCCAGGAAGTCTTATCTTCCCTTGATGAAGATATGATAATTTCCATTACACCCAAGTCCACTACTAATAACTCTGTTGAAATACCTGTTATTGGGAAAGTCGCTGCCGGTATTCCTTTGGAAATGATCGAAGATATTATAGATACCGAAGAAATTCCTGCGGAAATGGCAAAACACGGAGAATATTTCGGACTTAAAATAAACGGTGACAGTATGGAACCTCGTATTTATAAAGGAGATGTTGTTATAGTAAAGCAACAATCCGAAGCAGAATCCGGGGATATAGTCATAGTTACTGTTAATGGCAATGATGCGACTTGTAAAAGACTATTAAAGAGCGAAAGCGGAATAACCTTACTCTCTCTCAATTCTAAATACGCACCTATGATATATAGCAAAGAAGATGTTGAAAAAATACCCGTCCGATTGATCGGAAAAGTGGTTGAAGTTCGAGGAAAATTGGAGTTTTAGCTTATGACGATTGAAAAACTCAAATCAGGGTCTTACCGAATAAAACAGATGGTAAACGGAGTAACCTATCGTGCTACCGTCGATCACAAACCTTCTGATAAGGAAGCACATTTACTCATTGCTGGCGCTATGGCTAAAAAAGGCGTGGCTATATCGGCAAATATGCCCTTTAAACAGGCTTGCGAGGCTTATATAGAGTCTAAATCAAATATACTCTCTCCTTCCTCTGTGCGAGGTTATAAAGGCATAATAAAGCAATTTAGTGGCTCTTTTGGCAACACCGCTCTTGATATTCTGACTAAACCTATGGTTCAGACCGAAGTAAACCGCTATTCAGCAGATCATTCCCCCAAATCAACATCTAACTTCTCTGGATTTATCGTTTCAGTTCTGAAATACTATGGAAATGACATAGGAAGTATCACTCTTCCACAAAAAGAAGAAAAATCTCCATATATACCTACAAAAGAAGAAGTTATGAGCATTTTTTCCGCTTTTAAGGGCTCAATTTATGAAGTTCCGATACTTTTAAGCGGTATGGGATTGAGAAAGTCTGAAATCTGTGCGCTCACGATTGATGATTTAAACGGAAATGTGCTCACAATCAACAAGGCAAAAGTACAGGGTGCGGATAATTCGTGGATAATCAAGACAACAAAAACTACTAAAAGCACAAGAACGGTCGTTATTCCGGACTACATAGCCAATCTTATCAGAAAACAAGGATTTATATATAACGGTTATCCAAATGTCCTATATGTCAAATTGACGCAGATGCAGGATAAATTAGGGATTCCTCACTTCTCGTTCCATAAGATGCGCCATTTCTTTGCTTCTTATATGCACAATCTCGGATATTCCGACAAGCAGATACAGGACATGGGCGGATGGAAAACAGACAGAGTAATGAAAACTGTTTATACTCATGCAATGGAAATAGAACAAGCAAAAATATCCGCTGCAAATGATATGGGAGCCCTAATGTAATTTTTTTTACCTTTTTCGTGGATAATCGTGGATAAAAATTATATGATTTTGGCTCATATTTATGATTTTAAGGAATAATTTTTGACAAAAAATAAATACCGCAAACCCACTAAAATCAATGCTTTCGTTGGATTTGCGGTACTTGGTCAAAAACAGCAGAGCACGGGAGTCGAACTATTACCCTATGAGCCAAAAACATTGAATTTACAAGGATTGCTTTTTGTTCGTGGATAATCGTGGATAATTCACCCCTATCCCATACACTGCTCTCATAAATCGTTCTTTTAAATTGTAGTATTCTTTTTCATCTTCGGCAAGTAGAATCTTTAATTCCTGATAATCCTTATAATTAAAGTTGTCCTTATCAAGAATTTCGTTCATTCTCTTTCTTCTCTCTTCTATATCCATACAATACCCCAAAAAAGGGGACAGCAATAGCCATCCCCCTTTCCTTTACATCTGATCAAGTTTACGACGGTACATTTCCCGTTCCTGTTCGTTTTTCGCATTGTTCATCTTCCACTTGATAAACTCTTTCTCTTCCTCATCGGAATGCCCGTAGTTCATTCTGTAATCGTTCTGGTAGTTGTCTCTGTGATAGGTCTCATATCCGTGATACCCATCGTCCATATAACGACCTCTACTATCACGCATACGCCCTCTGTTATAACCGTCATCCATATAAGGGTATGAAGGCATATATCTCTCATAATTGCCACCTTCCATACTACCCTTGATTTCCTGGATGTCCTTGAGCGCGTCTGTTGCATTTCCGAGAAGTTCCAACGAGGAAGCATTAAGTTCGCCCTTTTGGTTAATCTCGTCTATGCCTTTGCAAAGCATTTTCTCGGCTTTATCGAGTGTTTCCCTAATATCGCCCATAATGTCTCCTTTCTACCTCATTACAACCATATCCGGGCGGAATAGTGTGAGGTTTGCGTTTTGTACTTCTATTGCCTGATCGCTGATATTTCTTACAGTGACACTCTGGCAACATCCCCTCGGAATAGGGATATAGACCTGCGTACTTACATTGGAAAGTTCCTCTACCGCAGCCGGAGTTACCGTCATTTGACTTGTAGGAATGGTCTCTCCATTTATTGCAATGGCAAGGCTTATCTCTCCTACGGTGCCGCCTTCGGGGATCTGCATATTCGCTGAAAATGAAGCGTAATACTGTGCAAATCTATTCTCCTGACAAGGGCAACCGTATGAAGGAGCCACTATTCCGCGAAGCAAAATGCTATTAAGGGAAGGCTCCCATACGATAAATCCCATTTCTCTGTCACGGGGGAATGTTGTAAATACAAGGCTCTGACCGGGTTCAATAGTTTGAAGGGCGTTCGCACTAAACTCTGCCATATAAGCCACCCCCTCTCTTAAATCCCGTAGCCGCATCCGCAACCGTTATTGTTGCACTGGAAAATCGGGGTCTGTCCGAAAACCGGGGTTGCGGGAATCGGACAAGAACGGAGTTCCTGTACGAGCTGATTAGCCGTTGTTGCGTCGCTCTGACGAAGAACAGCGGTCTGAACATCCTGTGAAGCCTGTCCGCGAGCATAGAGAAGCTCCTGACGAAGCTGATTGATGGTATCGTTCTTTTCGTCGAGCTTATCGTTGCAGAGTTGATCCTTAATGGACTGAATACCTGCATTGAGTGAATTGAGAATAGCCTGTGTGTTCTGTGTGCTTGTTGCACGATCCTGACAGTTCTCGGTAGCAACCGTGTACTTAAGGTCGGCAATGTTTGCACGATTCTCGCAACAGCAGTTCTGTAATCCCATGCCGATTGAGTTCATACCTGCGGTAACAGCACTCTGTGCGTCAAAACTTCTCTGAAGGTCTGCAAGCTGGTTAGCATAAAGCTGCTGTGAAAGTGCGTTCTGTGCATTGTTCACGGTAGCATTTACTCCCGCAAAGCCGCCACAAAGAGCAGTCTGAACATCTCCAAATCCGCTTGTTACTGCGGTCTGTAAATTGCCGATTGCCGACTGTGTTGCAGCATGGTCGAATCCGGCGTTGGTATTGGCGTTAATGCCTGCCTGACCGTTGAGAAGCCAAGGGAACTCATACATTCCACCCATTCCGCCCCAGCCGCCGCCGAAGCCAAATCCGTTTCCACCGATAGCAAAGAGGACAAGAAGAATCAGCCAGATGCCGTCTCCCCATCCACCAAAGCCACCCATTCCGCCACCGCCATAAGCAGGTGCGACGGGCATATACATACCCGAATTAGAATCTGATAATGACATTGTTTTTTCCTCCTTATAATTTATGTTTTCCTTTGCGCAAAGGTTGAAACACTTGTATATATAAGGAAGATATGTTACAATCGAATACGCCAATATGGGATGTGTAACACACTTCCTTATAGAGAGGGCGTACAGAAATGTGCGTCCTTTCTTTATTTATTTAAGATTGTTCTGAACTATCGGAACAATATTCTGATAGGCTTCTTGGGTTCCCTGTTGAGGCATTATCCCGTTTTGAATAAGGTATTGCCCTATCTGTGACGGATTACCCATTCTGCTTATCTCGTCAACCTGATCTCTCCCAATCACTCCATGATCGGCAAGATACTGTCCCATTTTTTCGGGATTTCTTTGAAGCATTTGAACATCTCTGATGGCCTGACCTATTTTCTGCATAGGACTTACAGGCATCCTCATACCGCTAAATAAAGGATTCATGTTATTCCTCCTCCACTACCGCCTTTTTCTTTGTAGGTTTCAAAGTGTATTCCGCCATTTTCTTGTCAACTGCATCAGCGATCATTTGATCCACATCCTCAACTTTTACATACTTGGTAAGGTCTATCGGCTCTGTCTTTACGGGTTCGGGTTCTTTTTCTTCAATAAGACGAAATTTCTTTTTGGTCAAAACTCCGTTAGTGTCTCTTTCTTTCTGATACAAATACGGATTATCTATATCAAAAAGAATTACTTTCTGACCGTTGTTTACCGGGTATACATCTCCTGCCGCTTCGCCCTGGATGAAATCAATGATTGTTCTCTGATTTTGATGCTGCATCTGCTGAAGTTGAGCCTGTTGCTGTTGAAGTTGCTGTTGCATCTGTGAATAATAATCAGGATTATTGTAGGGATTATTGTAGGGACTATTGTAATAACTCATAGAGTGCCTCCTTTAGATTTTGTAATAATAGTAGGTAGGTATTTCGTCAGCACAGTCGAAAATATCCAGCCAATCACCATCAACGATAGTAACGACATGACCGGGATTTCCGTCTATTGCCAATACATAAGTTCCTCTTGGGTGTTCTTTTGCAAAATCTTTAACGGTATAACAATCAGGGCATCTATTAGGGATTACTTCTCTGTAAAACCCTCTCTGTCTTAAATAAGCACCCCAAACGGCACCCTTATCCGGCATTAAGCCCATTGACTGACCTAACCTTGCTATATCGTTATAAGCTGCATCCCAGGTTCGGTTAGTTGCTATAGCACACGCTCTGATTACGCAATCGCCGGTAATATTTGCTATTGGATTTGGATTTGTGTAAACGAAAGCCATAGATTTATCTCCTATGGCTTAATGATAAAGAAATATAAGAACTATTACGATTAAGAAAAAGTATGTTTTTCGTATGATTTTAGACATAAAAAAAAATAGGGAAGCCATATAGACTTCCCTAAAAATGCTTAAATAGTTTGTTTTGCGCTCTATATATAATTTCTTTGGTATGTACTACGGATAGACTAAATTCCTCTGCCAGTTTTTCAAAGGATATACCGTCCAACAATCTCCGTTTCAACATAGCCCTATCTCTTTGAGAAAAGATCCACAAATCAATGAGTTCCTCAATCTGTATTCGGTTTAAATTGCAAGAATCAATCTTTTTCATAGCACAAAAAAAGGATATGCTTTAAACATATCCTTAAAATCAATGTTTACGAACCCTGCGTCGGATAGCTTTCCCTCTGCTACCGCTGCGTTTGGTCATCCGAACTCTGCGTACTCTTATCGTTGCCATTTGTTATATCTCCATCTCCACCGATATAATTGGCATTACCCTCATATTCGCTTGTTACCTCGATGTCATCACTAACAAAATCAAATTGTGACCATTTATGTAACCAAATAAGATTGCTCACAAACAATAATATTACGACCATTACGAGAGCAATTAAAAGTCTCACGATATGTCTTTCTTGCCGTGTAACGACTTCTTGGTGTTCAAAAAAAGGTATTGATACCATATCTTTATCGGTTAATTTGTTGTCCATAGTTTCATTCCTCCTGTTATGCTATTATAACATACAGGTCGTTGTTGTCAAAATTATCCTTTATGGGATCTGTTGTAGCCAATAGTGGATATCCCAAGTAACGCACCAAGCAAAGCATTGATAACCACAATGCTCTCGGAAATCTGTTCTCCGTAAGGGATGTCCCAAATTGGGAAAAAAGCCCTCACGAATACGGCAAGCGCAGGCAGAGCCACCATAGCAAGCCATTTTAAAACATTAAATACCTTGTCGCTAAAAATCTTCATAGTTACACCTCCTAAAAGTAATTACAATTATCATTAGCAAGGCATAGTCAAGGAGTTGAACCTTGATTTGACCGTCTATGCCTATTTAAAACAGCCACACCCTCAAAGGAGAGATTACCTCCTTATATGATTTTGCAGGGCATATAAAGGGGGAAGCGGCTGATTAAATCACTTTAAGAACTTCACAAGTAAGGTTATAAGTCCCGTTCCAATAGCACCACCCAAAGATGACAGGATAGCCGTCCTAATCGTTACCCAATTCTTTTTAGGTGCGTCAACGACCTCTTTAACCTGCGTGGTAAGCCCGTCTATCTTCTCGTCCATAGCCTTTTGATTTAGGGCTATCTCACGGACGGACAAGGTAAGGTCTTTGATGTCCTTGACGGTCTCCTCGATAGTGGTAATCCTCGTCTCGTGGTTAGCAAGGGAAGTTTTTGTTTCAATTACGAATGTATCAGTAAACTCGGGATTCATCGCATTACCTCACTCTAATCTTCTGTCCGACATAGATTATATTCGGATTCACTATGCCGTTAAGCGTCGCAAGCTTTAAGTAGTTCGTGCCGTACTTCTTTGCAATGCCCGAAAGCGTTTCGTCACGCTGAACAGTATGGTATACCTTTTCTCCTGCAACGGCACCTGTCGAAATCTGCTGTGTCGGTACAGGAATGAGGATTTTCTGACCTTCATAAATTATGTTCGGATTCACGATTGACGGATTAGCCTGCATTATGACTTCATATGTTGTGTTGTACTTCTTTGCGATACCCGATAGCGTATCTCTCTTTTTAACGGTATAAGTGGTATACATTACCGTATTTTCTTCGGGTTCGGGAACAACCACTATATCCTCTGATTTAGTTTCATAGTCTACCCAAGGGAGAAGTCCGAAATCCGTCCAAGAATAGCACTTTGTACCGCCCTTGTGATTGTATCTGCCACCCTTGTTATCGACATAAGAGTAAATAACTCCGTTGCTTCCCCAACCTTTGGTACACTCGATTACATTCACAGTCTTGCCATTGACAACTCTATCTCCCACATATATACCGCTATGGGGAGATGTTGCAAGATAGAGATATGTTCCCTCGGGATAGGTTGCAAGTCTTGAGAAATCCTTTGACTTATCGTGGCACTTGCTTAAAAGTGTTCTTCCGTCAATATCCCCTGTCACTGTCGGCTTTGTGAAACTGTCAACAGGAATACTCGGATTCCAGCCTGCAAGAATTACCTTAATAAGATTCCAACAATCAAACGAGTAAGAACCGTCTGAATGATGATACCCAAGATTGTTTGGGTAATGATTGTTATAGTAGTTCTTCACGCTATATGCCGTTTCAAGCATTTTAAGAAATTCTGATTGTTTCATATTGTTCTCCTTTTCTATCGTGTCTGTTTGATAATACATACACTCTCACATTGAGGGCATTTAACAAATACTTTATATCTTGCGGTATCAAATTCTTTTCTTTCAATATCTTCTTGCTCGTACGAAAACTCACAACCGCAATCAGAACATTTCATTTTTTGTTTAGTTCCCTTTTTAATTATTGTTTTCATATATTCCCCTTTCTATAATATCCATAGGTGGAAATTTGCACTCCACATGAACCACCCCAAAACTAATATAACAAGTTAGTATATTTCCTTGTTACTGCTTTTGAAATTATCTCTGCTGTTCTCCCAATAGTCTACTGACTGTGATTCTTGCCCTTAGCGTCTACCTATTCCGCCACTATGGATTGATTTATATTTATCCTATTTAGATTCTTAATTTTCCGTTTGCAATCTGTCTTGCCCACCTAATTTCAGACCAACCTTTAGGGACAAATCCGTATATTGTAAACTCTTTTTGAAGATGGATGAATTTTTTATGTTTTTTAGCTTTGCGTTTGTTCACATATTCCCCTTTCTAACTCTTGCCTATAGCTATCTGCTTAATAAATCAGTTTGTAAACTTTTCCGCTTGTAATAGTGGAATCTGAAAGGTCTTGATAATTTCCATTATTTATCCTTTCCCACTGACTGTTTGACGAAACACGGATTCTAACTACATAAGGTAACTGATTGCTTATAGTGATTAAACCGAACGATACACTTGATGCGGAATAGGATGCACACATATAAACATCGCCCTCGACTACAAGTGTTGTCTGTTCGGAAACCTTGCTATAGTCTAACGCTGAAGCCAACTGATTAAGCCAATACGCCTGTGTATGCGTAGAATCTGTAGCGGTAACAGTTACGCTCCCTCTAAACACCGCACTTTTTAACTCCGTCACATCATCAATCACATTCTGCGGTATAACCCCAATAGGATATTTATTTCCATCTTTAATCATTTTTGCGCTCATTTTGTTTACCTCGCTTTATACCCATGAATAGGTCTTATTGCCTTGTGCGTCAACAGTACATTTCAAAGCATATGTTCCTGCCGTTGTTTTGTCGCAATCAACGACATCTGCAACAGTAGTTTCCCCATCGGGAAGCAAGCACCTATTCGCCGTAGTCTGCAAATCAACGACGGCTTTTTTGTTGCCGTAGTAGAGGGTAAACTTCGTTCCAACAGGAACAGTGTCATTTGCTCTATTTGTGTATTGATTATTCTGATAAAAGTTATAATAACTATTAGATTCAAGTACACCGATTTCAAAGTTCGCAGGAAGATTGTATTCAATGCCTGACCTTGAAAAGTAACATCCATCATTTTGTACTATTATTGGATTATATATTATTCCATTTAGTGTTAATATTGCATTTTTTGAAACTTTATTGAAATCAACTAAAGCATAAAGTTCATTCAAAAGTGTAGCATAAGTCTTTGTTCCGCCTGTGACTTGCTCAACCTCAACATAATCATCACTTGACGGATGAATAACAGCATCTTCTCCATCGTCAATAACATGAAATCCATCCTCTGTGGCATTGTCATAATCTGCTTTGGTAGTATGTTCTTTGATGTTCTCGACGATGGTTCGCCCATTGGTTTCATCATCACTAACAAAAGAATCGGGGAATTGCATTGCGGTTTCCTGCGGCATAGTGTTTCCCTCGGAGTCTATGATTGAGTGACCGCCGCCACCACCTGCGCCCATTTTGAAGACTAATTCGGGGTCTTCCTCTGTTCCGATGTTTGTAACAACGGGAACTTGTCCGACCTGCGCACCATTTAAAGGTGAAATCTGCTCAATGTTATAATCTCCGTCAGTCGGTGCTACCGCACCATTTCTGCCATTAAATGACCTAACAGTATTAGACAGGCTTGTTTCTGCTTGCTCTGCATAGTATTTTGAATTGTTATGATAACGAGGATCGGTACTCGGTACATCAACTCCGTTTCTCTTCCCCACCGCCCATGCTTCAGAATCCTGCGCACTATCCGAAGCACTTGTGGCTGATTGACCTGCGCTTGAAGCTGAATTGGAAGCATTAGCGGCATAGGTACTCGCATTGCTCTCACTTGTACTTGCATTTGAGGCGCTTGTTGAAGCATTGCTTGCGTATGTTTCTGCTTGCGTTGCACTCGCCAAAGCATTTGTTTCACTTGTGCTTGCGCTTGTTGCTGATGCACTTGCCCTATCTCTTGCGTCCTCTGCCCCTGTCTGCGCTGTTTCTGCAAGTCCCTGGGCGGTTTCTGCGGCTTCTTGTGCATCCTCTGCTAATCCTTGTGCCGTTTCTGCCGCATTTTGAGCCGTTTGAGCGTTAGTCATATATTGCTGTGACTTTGCCGTTTCAACCCTTATATCGCCTAAATAATTAGGTTGAAGCTTGCTTTCTGTAATGCTTCCGTCAATAACCGTTGCCGATATTTTTCCGTCAGCACCTACTGAAAAATCTATAGTCGCTGAATCTGTAAATTCATATTGAGTAATCAGTGCCGAAAGGTCTATGTATTTAACAGTTCCGTCAATAAGAGTAAGGATAATCTGCTGATAGTGTGCGCTTGTCGGGTCATCATCATAATCAAAGTTTACGGCAATCTTCTCCAAATCCGTATCAATAGTGAATGTCGTATCATTGAATTTAGTAATAGTGAATACACCCGTCTGCCTATTGAATTGAATGTTCTTGATAGATGTTAAAAAATCGCTCTGCTCTGCCTTTGTCTGTTGCAAAGTAACAACTCTATTGTCTATCTCGTCAATACTTGCATCCATAGGAAGAAGTTTACTCTCACCCAAAGGAGTACCCGTCTTAGGTCTGTTCTTCCAAAATATTCTACTAAATGCTTTCTGCCATATCGTAGCCATTAGTTGCCCTCCAATTCTGCTACTCGCTTTTCAAGTTTCGTTATTCTCTTATTCTGGCTTTGCACTGTTTTTACAAGGTCTGCTATCAGTTCTTCATAAGCAAGACCAAAGTTTTCACTTCGCACTATCTTTGGTGTAATATTCCATTCCTTATCGGTATTTATTTCTTGAATATCTTGTGCTATAAATCCGTGATGATATATGTCTTTATCGCTATCTTTTATGAAGCGGTATCTAACAGGTTTCAAGGAATATATGAAATTTTCTGAATCTACCAAAGGTGTTATATCTTGCTTTAATCTTTTATCTGATGTATGAACTGTTCCGTCTGACGAATACAAATAACCCTCTGCTTTTATATCTCCGCTACCACCTTGACTGGTATTACACTCAATATAGTTTTCAGCAATAACATTTCCTGTTTCGCCAGATGAATCATGTTTTGATTTGCGAACATATAAACTGCCACTTCGTACTTTGCCATCAGACATTACAAGATGCGAATTTGCACCTATCTCAATGTTTCCCCAACAACTTATATAATTATCAACATGGAGCTTTCCCTGTGCGGTTTTTGTATAGTCATAATTGGGACTCGTTCCACCTCTTGAATATTCATCTTTTATTTGGAGATTTGTGATATAAGTTTCTCCCTCATGTCCTATGGCAAAAGGATAACTGCCCTCATAGCGTTGTAGATAAATCCCTTGATATTCTTGTAAGAATACTCTAAAGCAATCATCTATACTCCCAACGCTCAAAGCCCAACCATTTGTAGGGTCTGGATGAACTTGCAATACTCTTGTGCCATTTTCCTCGGAATAAAAGCCATTAACATCAAATGTTAGGCCGCCTAAAGTTCCCTCTCCGTTCGAGTCAAGCGTAAAGTAACTTGAATCCACCACTAATCTGTCTGCGGATAAACTTACTCTATCTGCTTCTTGTGATATCTTTGACGAAATCTCTCCGTTGGATACTTTGGTTGTTATCTCTCGTGCATTTTGTTCAATGGAAGATGATAGACTCTGGTATTGTGTTCCTGCGTCGGTTTTCGTTTCATAAGTCGCTGAAACTTCACTTCGTATCTCTGTCGCCGTCTGGCTTATCTCACTTTTTGCTGCTGATAAGGTGGCACTATCTCCTTGCTGTCTTGCGGATACTTCACTTGTTATTGCTTCTGCCGTTTGAGTTATCTGTGATGAAAGTGTACTCTCTGCTCCTTTTGCTCTTGTAACCTCGCTTGTGATTGATTGAGCGTTTTGAGTTATCCGTGAGTCATACCTTGTCAGTGTTCCATCTGTTTGTGTTTCGTATTCTTCAAGTTCACTTATGGTTTCATCAACTGTTCTTGTAAGTTTATTTGTGCGCCCCCTTAACTGAATTATCTGTGAATTTACAGAATTTACATTATCAGCAAGATACTCATTTCCACTTGCTTCATATGTATCTCTTAATGCCTGTATGCCTTTTAAGGTTCTTTTAAGAATATAGGCAAATACCACATCATATCTTGTTGCAACCTGTATTCCGTCACCCACTTCAAAACAAGGATTTCCCACTACTTCAATCGTTGAAGGCATATATTGAATATTCTGCAATCTGTTGAATATAGGAGTTGCTATATTGGTTAATTGAGCATCTGTCTTTCCATATACAAGGAAATTATCTTGAATGACATAGCAGTTGGTTCCTGTACCTACTATCTTGCCGATATCATCCTCTTCCTGCCTTATCTGCAACTTATCAATTTTTGCGGTTACAAAGTCCTCATAATCACAGTTGATATAAGTTCCGTTTTCTCCAACGAGGGTTACTCCCTCTCCATCACTCGGGTATAAATCCTCACTCGGGTATAAGTCCTCTGCCGGATAAAGCGTAGGAATAAGATTTTCAAGATAAATATAATGGAATTTGCCATCTCTCCCTATATGGCCGAAACAAGCATTAATCTCACATATCTTTGTAATGACATCACTACCGCTTAATCGTTCTGCATCAAAGGTTTTCTCAACAGTCATTGTGTCGTTGATTAGTGATATAGACTCTTGCTCAACTCCAAAATGGGTAAAGAAACTATCTCGGAATTGCTTTAAAGTGACAGTTGAATCTATTTGAGGAAGTACGGCATTATACCAATCAATGACATCTGATTCTAATATTGTCTTTAGTACATCATAAGCAACAATATCTTTATATCTTCTATCTGCAGTCCTTCTATCAGAATCAATGATGTACTTACCAATCTGGAGTATCTCTCCCCCTTGCGGTTGGATTGATACAGTAATCTCTTTTCCAATCAGTGATTGTGCTATATAACCTATACGGAATTTAACTTGTGAAGCATAACAAGAACCAAGTACAATGTTTTCTTCATCACAAAGAGTCTCAACTATCTCTAATGACTCCGATACTATATCAGAATTTTGTAATGTCACATTGTCATAAGTAACTATTAAGTTTTTTGGTAAACTATCTTGCTGAAACAGCTCTTTATCTGCATAATCTATCATAATTAGTAGCTTATAAATGCGAACCTTACCGCATCGTATTGAATCTTGTTAGCGTCTGCGTAATACATCTGAGGTTTTATGTCCGGCATATACATATTGCAAGACACATAATCATCAAGTTCAGGAATGTAGATCGTGCAAATAGCTTTTCTCTCAACTACATTTGTAAACTGTGAATAGATATTTGACATAAGCTGACTGAATGTCTTGTTATTCATCATTGCCGGGGTCTCAAACTCACATTTATACCCGTAATGTTCAAGTGCGTTTCTGTGAAGTTCTCCGTTAGCGTCTACATAAGAATCAAGATCAGTTACACTCTTATATGCGCTATATGAATCTGCCCTTATAAGCGACAATGGAAATGTATAATTGCCGATTTTAAATAAATATCCTGCGTATGCCATGTATTTTTACCCACAAAAAAGGAGACCGCTTAAGCAATCTCCTAATATCCGCCTATATCATATTATCAGTTTATCACGGATGTACTACTGTTTTTTCCGTATTTTCAGTTATTCATAATATTATTCTATCACGGGATGATGTTTGTTTTTCCACCTTTTAATGAATGATCTCTAATTCGTCAATGGTTTGCAAAATATCGTCAAGTTCCTTTGCGTATGTCTGTATGGATCTCCGAGTGTGGAATACAACATCACTTCCCAATTCCTCTTCCGGCAGTCGCAGGCAATCCAGAACCGTTACAAGTTCCTTGATCTCCTGTGATATTTCGTCAATAGATGTGTTAATTACCCTTATAAGGGTTAAATATTTATTCTCATTCATTGTTTAGATTCTCCTTACATAAATGAAAGCTGGTTATTGGCATCGGATATTCTGTCAGAAAGTACCACGGGCAAAGCGTACTTCTCGACTACATCAAGCACCTTTGAGAGATACTTTCTCGGGATAGCCTTGTATGTGAAACAACCAAAGTTTCTGTGAATCTCGTTGTAAATGTCCCGATACACGCTCTGGCAGATACTTCTATCGTGATATGCCGGGGATTTCTTTCCACCCATAACAGACACACCCTTTTTGTGTACGGCCTCGGTTATCTCCTGCATCTCTACCGGCAACAACGGAAGTTCTTCCTTAAACTTATCAAGTTCACTCTTTACTTCTCGGATTTCTGCTTTTAGTTTCCCGTGTCCTTGTGCTAATAACTCTATCTGATCTTCGGTTGTCATTGGAAGCTGCGCTGTTCCATATCCACCCGTCTTGCGGATTGTGGGAAGTACCTCTGATGTAACCCATTTCTTAAACTTCTTTGCTGATTCGAGGGTACTTCCAAATATCAACGCATAAAGACCACTTTCATTTACTATGGTTTGCGTCCTTGTTTGACCTGCGGAGTCCAACGGGACCACCTGCTTATCTTCATCATCTACAAGTTTCTTTGCCCCAGACCGAGGATCCGAATATCCTAAAGCCTTGCCTACATCGTTAGCAACAAACCACGGCTCTCCGTCAATAACTACTGTGCGGATTTCTCCAAACTCCGAGTTGCTGAAAATCTGAATACTATTCTGTTTTTCCATTTTGAATATTTCCTTTCCTAAGAAGCGGAACGAATGTTCCTATTGAAAGGAAATGTAAGATATGATATATTTACCTTACAAATCCCCTGTTACAGGGTAGGTGTATGAGAAGTCGATTTCATTTGCGGTGAGGACGGCTTCTCATTTTTCTTCATTCTTTAGGAACTCATTCACACTCTTTCGTACTGTTTCAGCCACAGTTATGTTATTATCATTACTGTATTTTTCTAACTTTTTGTATGTTGTCTCTGAAACACGGAATTTTACATCTCTACTCAGAGGTTCTGAACCTGAGAATGGTCTACCCAATTTCTTTTCTGTACTCATTCGCTATCTCCTTTCTTTTTGAGTACACTAATAAAATACATTAGTGAACTCTTAATGTCAATAGAAAAAACAGGAAAATCTAAAAAAATTTTCCCTATCGTATTACACTAATATCATTTATGATTATAAATTACTAAATATTTATTAGGTTGTCAATAGATTTTATATATGTTTATATATATAATTTACATTATATAGTGTATTTTATAATTATTTTTATATATGCTATCGAACGAGTGTTTGTAAAAATACCCCAAAGGTTTTATCCCTTGGGGTAATGATTTACGATGATGAAGTCAATAGGAAATAGATAAATCTGACGATCGCCCCGGCAATATACCCCTCTGCTACCGCCGACCATATCCACGAATAGCCATAGAAGTTGTAATACATTCCGCTTTTAAATAGCCTTAACATCTTCACTATAAAGCAAATAAAAGTAACTACACCGCATGGATATAAGATAAAATACGGTATCAATGATTTTAACGAAAACAGGACTATACTTATTATCATACTAATAGCAAAGGTTATCCAAAAGCCTCTGATGTTGTTTGCGCGCATAGCAGCAAGTGCCTGATTTTTTCTCTCAGTCTCCTTTGCTATTCTGTCTTTTTCCCTCTGTTCTTCTTCCTTTTTTGCTTTCATTCTCCCTTTTTCAAAGTCGTAACCGTCCTGTTCGGACATTTCTCTTCTTTTCTTTAGTTCATTTTCTATAAGAAATGATCTACCACAGTAATTACAGGTTCCTTGCGTTAATTCTGCGTTCACTTCTATGTTTGCGTTACAATAAGGACATTCCAAACTAATTAGTTTCATAAAAATAACCCTCCTATGCCTTAATATTAGCATAAGAGGGTGTATTTTTCCATAGATCAATTAAGCAAAAGCTGAATGACCTGTCATTTTCCGATATTCGTTATCTGAAGACCTTACACTTTTGTATAGGTCATTCTTTAAGATACCGAACTCTTTTTGAAGTATGCCTTGCAATAATTGATTCTGCTGGCGAAGTAACTGTATCTCTTCCGCTGATGTACTCCTGATCGTGTCAGAAATTCCTGTTATTTCACCGTTTGAAGCTACTGTTGTTCTGCCATTCATAGTTCCGAGCATTTCGGCACCCGCTTCTCCGGCTACAAACAACGATCCCGGTGTAGGGAAACCACCATCAGCGTACCAATCGACTTTTAATGCGGGAATCTTTGTGGGTAAATGAAGTAGTTCGAGTGCTTTCTTTGCGATATCATTCTCTACTTCATATCCATTATCACTATCCCACTTAAAATGTAATCCGCCTTTAAAGAGTTTCTTAATGTTATCCTTTATTTCTGATGCTTTGTCCCACACCTTAGCCCAAAAACCGTTTTCGCCATAGATGCTTTCACCTAAATCAGTGAAAAACTTCTTGCCATTTTTATAAATTTTAACCCATAAACCCTCATTGGGGTTATAAAAGAAGTTTCCAACCTCTTTGCTTTTACTCCACACTTTAGCCCAGAATCCTTCTCCACCGTAGATGCCTAATCCTAAGTTGGTAAAGAAATCTTTACCATTTTTATAAATTTTAGCCCATAATCCCTCATTCGGATCGTAGTAGAAATTTCCAACCTCGCTGCCTTTGTTCCGCACCTTCGCCCAAAAGCCATTCTCTCCATAGATTGATGAACCTAAGTTCTTTGTGACTTCTTCGCCTTTTTTGTAGAACTTTTGCCAGAATCCATCTTGTCCATAAATGTTGTTTCCGACTTCGTTCCCCTTATTCCAAAGTTTAGCCCAAAAACCATCTTCGCCATAAGTTTTGTTTCCAACTTCCCTAACAAAATCTACTACACTATTTGTTGCTTTAGTCCAAAATCCACCCTCTTCATATAACGATGATCCACCCTCATCAAATCCATTGGCATATTCTTCACCATCTTTGTTTCCAGACTCTCCGAATGATGCACCACCGCCACCACCTGTATGTCCTGTAAATGCTTCTTTAAATTTCTCTTTAGCATTAAACCCTAAATTTTCAAAGAAGGATCCAACATCATACAACATTGACCCTTCACCAAAGATAGATTGAAACATACTGCCTTCTCCGAGAAACTCATCCAAAAGGCTTTCCCAATCCGTCTTTAACCCGTCCATTTCAACATAATAGTCTTTAAGAGCGGTTATCCAATCTTTGATAAGATCTACCTGTCCAAAAGGTTTATAATATTTTTCGTAATCTGCTCCACCAAAAGTATCATCATTTGCAAGAAGTTGCAATGATTCTCCTAATCCAAGACCTATTCTTGATCCGCCAAAAGCTGCAAAGATAGAGCTTAATCCCGTTGCTATTTTCCCTCCTATGCCAGCTCCCCATGCTTCTGCAACACTTGGATTATCAGCGGTTAAGACCTGTCCAAAAGCAGTATTTCTTAACCATCCACTAAATGTGAATTTAGGAGATATATCTATGGTAGGACTTACTTTTGCACCACTGAGATTCTTTTGTAACCATTTTTCAAATAGTGCCTTAATGCCTGTATCCAGGAACCATTTTCCGACACCAACTACGGAGGCAGAAAGCAATTTAAACTTTAATGCCTTGATAAGAATAATTCTTGTATCCCAATCAAGGTTAGAAATAAATTCAGCAATCGTTGATACTATTTTTTTGCCGTCAATACCCTTAATTCCTTTATCTTTATCTCCGACTAATGCAGTTTTGAATATCTTCCATATACCATCAACAAGATTGTCAACAGTATCAGCCATATCTTTTGCGTCGATATTCTCAAAGAAATTATTGACAAAATCAGCAATATTTCCGCCAACCTGCTCCCATTCTAAATCCTTTGTGAAGGTTACAAGCCAATCAAAGCCTAAGTTTATTCCCTCTGCAAAGAATTTACCAAAGGCACCGCCAATAGTCTCCTTTGCTTCGTCAGGCTCAAGAAGTCCGTTTATAAGATTAGCAAATCCCGAAGCGTTAAGTTTAACCTTGCCTGATATATCTTCCCATTGTATTGCGTGGAATCCATCAAGGATCTTGTCTCTTATGCGCTCTCCGAGTTCTTTCCAAGAGTTTATGTCACTTTTAAATACTCCGGGAACTTCCTCAAATCTTATTCCACCACCTGTAGCGCCACTTGCACCGGCAGATAAATCCAATCCACCGCTACCACTGCCACCCTTACTGGGAGAAGTGAGATTGTTTAATTCGTCGATAGCTCTTAACTGAGAATTGAGTTTCTTTGCGTTTCCTGCTGCGTCTCCGAGATCGTCGGCATAATCAGACATTTCATCTTCCATTGATATGCCAACATCATCTAATTTAACTTGCCAACCTAATAAGCTACCTACGGCGTTAATTCCCTTTTCTGCGAGTCCGAGGAATGTGTTAAGGAAATCTCTGAATCCAATAAGAGCAGGCTTAAAGATATTTATAAGACCTGTTCCCATTCGTGTTCCTATCTTGGTTATAAGCTGACCGATAGTTCTCATTACATTCGCCCAACTATCCGCAGTTATAGCAAAGTCATTCATTACCTTGCCGGAATGAGCTAATGTATACTGATACCGAAGCATTGTCTTTTCAGCTTGTGTCATTGACTCAATATCAGCGTCAAGACCTTCTTTTAAAGCCCATTCTTTAATAGTAGCATTGGAAAGGTCAATGCCATAGGCTCTCATAGGCCTTGTCTGACCTGTGAAAATAGCTTCAAAATCTTTCGCAACATCTTCATAGTCCGCATCATAGAATGAAGCGAAGTCTGCTACTAATTTAGTGAGGTTTATAGACATATCCGCTGTCGTGTCGCCTAAATTCTCATAACTGTCTGCAACTCCATCTACAATACGCTTTTGACCTTGTAATTCACTATCAAGAAACTCATTAGCTTGTGCTACCTGCTTATTCGTTAAGCCCATAGCCGAACCCATAGCCTGAAACTTTGAAGCAAACTGTTTAGCAGACAGATCCGCCATTCCAAAACTCATTATAGCCGTGTCCGCAAATTCCTCTAACTTGTCTTTTTCCTCCCCAAATACGGTAGCAACAACATTTCCTACCTCTGTTAATTTAGAAGCATTCTCTATTGCACCGCCAATACCTCTAAACGCTCTTATAACAAGGAAATATGAAGCGTACAGTTTTCCAAACATTGACGCAAGACTAAAGGTTTTCTTTTGAGCCTTATTGAATGAAGGTAATGCTGCGCCTATAGCTCCACGAAGCATATTTATCCCTGTGGATGACTGTTGCGTACCTTGTCCTGCCGATCTTGATGCCGTTGCTAATTGTGCCATAGCCTCAGCAAGCCTTAAAGTCTCCTGTGATACTTGTGGAGCCTTTGAAACCGTTGATACAAGATAATTAAACGACATAGCAAGATCAGGAATATTCTGAATAGCTTGCGTTGCATACTTTCCGCCCATTTTAGAAAGTGAAGCCGCTAATTCAGCTAATCCGGGAAGTGACGGTACTTCCTTAATATCGGATAATTCTCTTAATCCTCTCGCTAACTCGGGTAAACCTTGCGCCCTCTCCATAGCCTTAGTGCCTAATTGCGCAAGTCCATCCGCAAGAACATATAATTCAGTTCCGAAGTTCGGTATTTCAAGTCCTTGTAATGAACGTAATCCGCTTGCAATTTTAGGTATACTTTCAGCCGCTTTTTCAGAATTGGCTCCCGTTAATCTTCCAAGGGAATCCGCAAGCATTTTTACACCGGTGAATTGTTCTCCACTTATATTTATGTTGATAAGGCTATTAAGCCCATTTACAATGCCCTCAAACGGATTACCTATCTGCACAACCTGTTCAGACTCAGCCTTTACCTGTTCTACCGCTTGTGAGACATTATTTGCGCCAGATTGTAAATCCTCAAGGTTTACATCAAATCCTATGCCGTCTGTATTTCCGAGCATAGTATCATCCGTCATTACTTCTCTTACCTTGCCAACACTTGCATATAGATTATCCATAGCGGAAGCAAGTTCCTGTGATACTAAAATGCCCTGCCTTTGCTGCTCTGTATATTCTTCTTGTGCATTTCTCCCTTGTTCGAGAAAATCAACTATCTGCCTTAACCCATTCAGAACATTGTCGGCATCAAAACTTGTGCCTAATGCCTGATTCATTTCCGGGATAACTGTATCAAGTCCCATTCCCTTAGTGACATCAGTAGTGGTATTAGAAATACCTAATACCCCACGCATACGCTTGAAATCATCCACAAATTCATCTACAGAGCCTTTGGGAATTGCAAAAGTCGTATTTGACATCCAATTACGAACTTTCTCATAGGTTTCATCAACGACTTTTTCAAGTTCAGCATACGAACTGATTACGGATTTAATGTCATCCTCTGCCGCTTTCATTCCCTTGCCGTCATTAAGGGAACCGTAAAATTTGCTGACAGAATCCGTTAATTCAGTTATTCCCTCTTTACTCTTTATGCCAAATGCCTTTGATAATTCTTCAACCGTTCTCTTTACCTGGATGGACGACTTCTCAGCACTTGCCCCAAGTTGGGTAAAAGTCTTTGCAAAACTGAGTTGAGATAGGTTATTCCCTTTTGTGGCCAAAGTTCCTATCGCACTTGCTATATCTTTTACTTTGCCTGCGTCAATGCCTGATATAGCCTCCGACATAGAATTAAGACCGCCTGCAAGTAAATTAAGACCTTTTATGTATGATGAACCATCGGAATAATTATTTAATGCTTGATTTAGTCTGCCAAGGTTCTTTATTAAATCATCAATAGACTGCCTTGCTTTATTGCTTGATCCCGATATTTGTATGTTGAGTTGTTCTATATCCGGCATTTCTTTTCTCCTCATAAAAAAAAGCGGTGAGGACTATTCCCCACCGCCTTTTGACTTCTCAAACCTTTCTTGCATACCAGCAAGCATAGCAAACAGATTGTCTATCTGCTTGTTCTTCTCTTCTTCCGTCAAAGGACGGTTCTTTTCTTCAATTTCTGCTAATATGCTCTTACTCCTATACGGAGTCGGTTTAGTGTTCTTTTTCCTAAAAGCATTTGACAAGGCAGTAGATACCGCTTCATAGGTATATTGTCCGTCAAATAATGCTTTTTCATCTTCTATCATTCTGCGGTTTTTGTAGACTTTATCCCAATCCCGCAATTCCACCAATGTAGAGTGATAAAATTCCTCTCGGCTTACACCGATTGTCATATAATGTATGCGAATATCATCTACGAATTGACGCCAGTTTTCGTATTCTTTCTTGTCTTTGCCTTCTTCTTCGGTTCGGTCTCCGGCTCGGTCTCCGATTCTTTGGTCTTGAACATCTGGCTTAATCTCTGATTCAAGCCCGTTTTCTCGAAAAAATTATCTTCTACAATCAGCTCCATAAGTTCGCTGTAAACATCATAGAGTGTCTTGCCCTCATTTTCTTCGAAATAAGCATACAACAGATCAAGCGCATCATCCTTTGCCTTTATAGTACCGTCTCCACGCCTTGTTCCGTGATATTCAAGAAGTGACGCATAGAACAGTGTTACAGTCTCTTCCGTTGTATTCGATATGCTCTTTACCAACTTATCGAGCGCACCGTCCATATCGTTCATTTCCGCTGCCCCGAGAGTCTTTCCATAAGTCAAAAACTCATTCATTATCATTTCGGTACACTCACTATAGAGTGATGCCATGATATTAAAGGTAAGTGTATATTCCTTACCGCCTATCGTAATTCGTTTCATGTTTTATTTCCCCTTTCCTTACGATAATAGGGGAAAGGCAGCCCGAAAGCTGCCTTCCCGTTTTTCTTATCCGTTCTGTTGCTCAAGGAACTCTTCGATAATGTCCGCTTTTAGAGTCTTGGTTATTGTATAGCCTAACTCTTCGGCAAGTGCTTCAATCTGTGCGATTGTCATATCTTCAAGTTCCGATTGAGTATAAGTGGTTGCTGTGTTCTCGCCCGAATTACCACCATTACCCGGACTTATTAGGGGTTTTCGACAGGCTCGATTGCCGTAGACTGTCCCTTGTATTCTCCGATAGTGAATACTACGTCGATTGTCTGAAGTTCATTCTGTCCGAACTCAGGCATAGGAAGGATCTGCGGAGGTGCTGCAACAACGAAAAATGCCTTATCGTTGTTAGGAGACCATACCTCAAACCATGTGTTAAGGGGTGTCGTTGCTTCCTGTCCGGCGTTATAAGCTGTGATCATAGCCTCAAGCTGTGCTACTACTTCGGAAGTTGTATTGAATGTTACGCTCCATTCTCCGCCGCTGTCCTGGCGTCCCGGAACATATCTGGTAACAAGATCCTCAAGTGCTGATGCGTCGATAGTCTCAGTTGAAAGCTCGATACCCGAAATTGAGTTACATCTCTCAAGCCATTTAAACGCTGTTGGCTTTGTGCCTGCCGTGGTTTCTACGGCATAACCAAACTTAACGCCAAGCGTTGAAAGACCTGCCTGTTGTACTGCCATGTTAAAGTCCTTTCTACCCTATAACTATTAAGGGTGAGCGACTATTCTCGTATGTCTGAATAGCCGGTGCATTGTTATTTTGTTACTATATCGTCGCTATTCCCGATAATTCGTGTGCATCTAATCACACCCCACGCGATCTTATCCGTGGTCTGAACTATTGGCATAGCGGAGATATTAAAGTGTAGACGCTTCATTTCTAATGCCGCGTCAGTCAAGATATTTCTGCAGTCCTGTTCTGTGGTATTTACCCACACTTGAATTTCAATCGTACATCGGATTGCATTTACAGTTTCATTTGTCAGGTCTTGCCCGACTTCCAAAGGTTGCAATTCGTGAAGATAAAGCGTAGGAAATTCAGCCGGAGTTTCGTTCTCATTCCTTGTGGTACACTTCAAGTCTGAATATTTCTTTTTAAGCATATATTCAACTTGTGTAAATACCTTACTTTGAATTTTAGAAAACCAATCATCCATTGCCGAACACCTCTTTAGCAATATCATTTATGCGTTCCAATATCTCAATCGTAGCCGTATACATAGGCATTATTGCTTGCGTACCATAAGACCTTACCGCGTCGCCGTTTTCATCTCGGTAATACCAATAACCGGGATTCGGTACATGGGTTTGTCCTGGAAATGTCCCAGGCCCCATACCAAACTTATCAGCTTTTGGATTAGGACTTGTGCTACCATTAAAACGATTACCTGCGCCGAACTCCCATGCTAAGTGCGGATAGAATAATCTTCCGTCTGCGGTTTCTCTCGGCGTACTGCTGATTGATACAACACCCTTAATTGTTTCTCCATCAACATCAAACTCTACATTGAAATCTGCGTCTCTTTCCGCATCTCCTTGCCCTTTAGTAGCAAGTGTCATCATTGCGGCATTTACGCCTATATCTGCAAGCCTACGAATAAACTCATTTAACTTGTCATCAAGGCTATCTCTGTATTTTTCAAGTTCTTTGATAACCTTATCTATTGACTTTGAATTATTGATAGAGATATAAAGTCTTTTCATACAACCTCTGCAAGCAAAGCCTTAAAGAAGTGTCTGCCAGTACATTGAATACCGATTACTCGGTAATCAGCGGAGCTTTCATCAACCTTACCATCTATATATTCAACTTTCGACTCTTTCCATATAAGATCTCCTACGGCAAAATCGTATTCGTCACGCTTGAATGTCATTTTTGCCATTCCTTGCGCTTCACTTCCAAATGCCTGTAGTTCATCCTCTGTCAAGTCTCCCGTTATAGAGTTCCAAAACTCGGTGGGATCATCATATCCGGCAGGAGTTTCACCCACTTTCCGAGGTACTGCCTCTCCGTCAGGCATTGTGTCGTATATGATGTTCCCATCTTCGTCTCTGTCATACAACGGTTCACCGTCATGGTAATATGCAACATACATTTTCTGTTTGACGCGTCTCGGAGTCCTCATAGGCACCTCCTAAACTTGTGCAATGGGAAGAACACCATCAAATAACTCTCTGCGGTCTGAATATATGATATTCTCACCGTCTGCCGAATAGTTATCCTGCCCCTCTGCACCAATCTTTGAATAATCGTACATTGCAAGAGCCTTTATCTGAGTATAGTAATTAGCCATATCCGACTCTTTGAACATATCGCTATAAGATGACGGATAACTCCTTGCGGCTGCCACTTCACGGATTGCGCTTTTAACCTTTATTGTAAGAAGTTCCTCGCTGAAACCCTCTTCGTTCTTTAATTCAATTTTGAGATCGTCAATGATTTCAGCTTGTAATGCTTCATACATATCAATCCTCCATTGCCCCATTAAGCAACTTCTTGATCTGGTTTCCGCTCATTTCCTCGGCATCTGCTACGCCAAAGTCTTTGGCAAGTTCCTGTAATTCTGCCGTGGACATACGGTTGATGTCAGATTTCGTAAGCCCGCTTGACTTAACCTTTTCCTCAAGGCTTACTTCTTTGTTCTCAACCTTTTTCTCTACTTTGGTTGCCTTGTCTGTGTACTTTATAAGAGGCATACCAAGTTTATTGTCTGCACTTGCCAATTCGTTGATCCTCGAAAGAGTAACATCCTTTCCAGGTCGGGGAAATGTATCCCCAACCTGATAAAGATGGTTATCATCAAGTAAATCGACAAATGCTTCGATTACTCTATATTCCATAGGCTCACGCTCCTGCTACCGTTACTGCGCAAGTATCGGTGTAATCAGTGCCGCTTACAGTGATCGTTGCGGTAATTGTTGCTGTGCCTGCTGCTACGCCGGTAACAACTCCGTTAGATACGGATGCCTTGGTGCTGTCACTTGAAGTCCATGTTACGGTTGCTCCTGCGGGAACTGTGGTAGCACGAAGAACTTCGGTGTTGCCTACGCGAACGCCAAGAGTCTTGTTGTCAAGTTTAACAGCCGGGGTTGATCCGCTTCCGATAGTACCCTTAACGATACCGTCGATTCTCTCTGCGAAGAGGATAAGACCACAGGTGATCGTTGTTTCATAGGTGAGTCTGGTGTAATCCGCAACCTGATGAACTCCGATAAGCCCGAGTTCGTCAGTAGTGAAGTTGAATGCTTCTCCAAGTCCGTCCTCTCCATCAACGGGTACATAATAGAGGACAATATTGTCCTTTACTGTTCCGTAAAGAGTTCCCTTGGGTACTGCGGAAGTCTCGATAACCATTCCAAGACCAAGGAAGTCCTCGAAGTAGGTCATGCCGAAAGCAGTCTGGGTTGAAATGCTTGCTGTTCCAAGATAGTCGGCAATGTCAAGAGGGTTTACAAAGTAAACAGGCTCTACTTCCTGATCCTCAAAAAGGATCTCAAGCTGTCCTCTTACCTGTGCCACTGCTGCCTGGAAAGTTGTTCCGGATGCGCTGCCGGTTCCATTTGAAAGGAAGTTATAAAACTTTGTCTTAACAGTTTTCTGTGCTTCCTTGATCGCCTTGTTGTCAGTCTTGCTTACGGCCTGCTTAAAGCCGCCGCTGATGATTGCTTCTGCTGTAGCTGCCTTACGATACTTGTCAAGAGTGATCTCACCAAAATCCACGGGTTTGGTCTTAAAGTGGGAAAGAGGAATGATGTCTCCTTCTGCCACTGCTCCGTTTTGGAGTGTTCCTTCGGCTATATAAGCCTTCAGTACAGTGCCTGCCTGCTTGGGGATAGGTCTTGTGATACCAAGAGCCTTCATAAGTCCCTTGATGTTCTCGGCAAAACGATAGGCAAAGTCTACTTCACGGGCTTTCGCCATGTCCGCCTTTTTGATTACATTCTGTTCTGCTGCCATTTTGAATTTCCTTTCTGCTTTTTGCAAAATAATTTATCCAAACAATGAGATGTTTTCAGCGATTGCCCTCTGGCGCTCGGTTTCATCTTCGATTGCAAGGATTTCCTCTTTTGTCTTTGTAGGGAATGAACCTCCGCCTACATTTGCATCCGGGCGACTCTTCTTCCATTCAGCTTCTTTGGCCTTAATAAGCGAATCCGTATGGGCTTTCTGAATTTCCATAAGAGCATCCATATCATGCTTTACTTCTGCTTCTGCTGCTTTCTGCGCCGTTTCAGCGTCCATGCCCTGCATAAGATACCTTTCCTTTGCTTCGTTGAGTTGTCTGTAACTGCGAAGTTCGGTAAGTTCTTCCTGCATCTTTTCAGCTTCAACGCGCTTGTTTTCTGCTTCGATCTCGGCTTCCGTCTTATTGGCTCTCGCTTCTTTTGTAAGTCTTGCAACTTCTTTAAGAGCCTTATCCAGCGCGGCCTTGTCTTTCTCTCTTGCTTTCTTTTCGTTCTCAGCAGCATTGCGAGAAATTTCAAGTTCTGCTTTCAGTTCTTCAATGGTGGGTTCACCATCGTTTCCGGGATCAGGATTTCCACCCTCTCCGTCGGGTTCGCCGCCTTCAGCAAAAAACTGAAGTCTGTAAGGCATTGCAAATCTCTTGTTCATTTCCTGTGTTTCCATATTTATTTCCTTTCTGTGTTTGGTAAGCGGTTCTCTCCGCTATGTTTGTGTTTGATTTCTTCTCTGAAATATTTTTGCCGTGTTTTTTTACTTGCTTCTCTGCAATATATAAAAAACGCTCAACCGAAGTTGAACGCTAATTATTTACAGTATTGTAAAAATCTTCTATCGTAACTGTGGGATATTTGGGATCGTATTCCGCCTTTGCATAGCACCTACATCCGGCGATATCTCTCACATTACTACAATGAACTTCATCGCAAGGGAACATTAAAAGGCTTTCTCCCACCTTGAAGAAATCTAAAATTCCTATCTTATTTCCCTCTAATATTGAATGTTCCTTACGGACTCGGTTATCTCTTTGTGTATGCCATACTTTGACATTCTTTCCGTCTTGAATAGCCCTCAATAAGTCCTTATAATTAAGAATTACATTTGCTTGATTTACGGCTATTCCGATTGCTCTCTCGCTTGACAGCCAATAACTATCAGGATTGGATATATCTATATTCTCCCATGTTGTATCAAGCGTTTTCTGCGTAAACGATTGAACATACTTTGTCATATAGTCATCAATATTTGCATATTTACTGACTACATCGGTATAACTGTCCTTGAATGTCTCATAAATGAACATATAATCAAGATCGCCGGATTCTATCGACTCTCTTATTAACGCAAACAAAAGAAGAAGCACCCACCACAAATCTTCTGCGGCAGTTTTGCGCTCCTCCTTCTGTTCCTCGGTAATATCCATAGGTTCAAAATATGTATCTATGTCGTACTCTTCATATTTAGTTTGGATATTATTGAGTTCATGTATTCTCATATCAGTTTAATATTGGGCTATTAACAACCTGGTCTGATAAATCAGCTTGAAGCCTATCTTTGTTTGGTGCTTCTTCAGGATCATTGGTGTTATTTAATATTGATTCCTGATACCTCTTTACGCCTTCACCAGACCGTGTGATAACTTCCGTTGCGTCTCTAAACAATGGAATATTCGCAACAGCGTCCTCTAATGAGAATCCGTGTGCTAATAATGTCGAAATTCCATTGACACGCGTTGTTATATCCGAATTTTTAGGCCTCCTGATTGCCGGTTGAATATCCCTTGCCAATAATGAAAGCATCGGATTATCTTCTTTAATATCAGGGGAGTTTTTTATGACCTTTAAAACTACCTTGATCTCTTCATTCTGACATCCGATGACTATTCCCTCACGCGCTGAAGCAATACTTTCAGCATCGGCATAGCCTGTTGAACTATCCATTGCAACGCCTGTTGAACCGCCGGAATTGTCATTTCTCTGCGGCACATGGAGCTTTTCAAGCAATAATGCTCTTTGCTCAATGTATGTGTTTTGCATATCGGCAAGGTGATAGTCGATTACCAAAGGCTGAACCGTCGGATTATTGCCATTCTTTGTGGTCTGAGTAGAAAGCCATTGACCATTGGTAGGCTTTTTTTCAACTAAAACCTTGTTGCCTTCTTCATCCTCGACTTCCTCTTTGGGAAACTCTACATTGTTAGTCCACCATATTGCCTGGATATTCTGCTGAACACCATTCGCAATGTCCGAAACAAGCGAATTTATGTTGTTTAACGCATTTATCTCGGTTTCAATGATTGCCGTCCTGTTTACAGTCCAATACCATTCAACGATAGGTACTTTTCCAAAAGGGTTTGCCTCTATGTAAGTGACCTGCCATATGTAATTATCTGCGATTTCTTTTTTGGAAGTCTTACCGTTTTTTAGTGCAGATATTTCAAATCGAAAATCTTTTGAATATGCTGTAATGAACATATTCTTATCATCATCGAGCCGATAAGAAGCACCCAAAATTGTTCTCTTATCAGAAAAAGCTGACGATCTTACTACAAAGGCAAACCTCGGATCAAGCACATCTCTTGTGAAATAGCTTTCCCCTTCTTCCCAATCCTTGTTTAACTCCGATAATGTGTAGCAATGGCCACATTTAACAATAAAATCTGCCATTTGTTGCAAGTCACTTATATTGCCTGTTGCAGCATAGCAGTTATTGAGTTCTTGAATCCCTTTGGCAATATTATCATCTTTTGGAGTATCGCCCCTTTGAACAAGCGTTATGGGATTTCCCCATCCAAAACCTATCCAAAAGTCATTGGCCTCCTTGGCAACATTGTCTACGCACTGACAGTTAATCCAATCCATTATCTTCTTGTCTGCCCTGCCGACTAATGGTTGTATTCCCGAGTCAAAATCATACAGATATTGACATTCAGCCGCATTTTTCCGATGCTTTTTAAATGCCTTTTGAAAGATGTCAATAACATTTTTCTCTGTGACTTCTTTTTCACTTGTTAAAATTAGCTGTCTGCCTTTTCCGATCATTATTAAGGTTCCTCAACAGTTCCAACCTTTACAGTTATCTTTCCTGCGCCTACAAGTGACCACGATACAACAGGTCTTGCGGTAAGGTCTGATTCTACACCCTCATAACCCTGGGAAATAAAGGTTATAATTGCCTTATCTGTGGTAGAATCCACAACAGAAATATTTACATCATCGGTGCTTAATGCCGAAATAAACTCTAAAAGTGTCATAATGTATCTCCTTTTCATTTAAAAAGAGCGCCACCAACCCGGTAACGCCTTCTTTATAGGAGTATTTTAAATGAGAACTATATGCTTAAAACCTGCTCATAGTAGGCTTTAACACTCTTTGAATAATTATCTGGCAAATGTCCACCGTGAATCCTTCTCAATTCCCGTTGTTTATTTGCCAATTCTTCGGCGGCTTCACCTATCTTTAATGGGTGTTTGCTTACAAGCCCTGAATTTAGTCTTACTACTTCCCACTCACCGCCTAATTCCGTTCTTAGTTCTACATCTCTTCTTCCATCTTTTGCACGACAGTTTCCTATATCATGTAAGCCACTGTCAACTTCAAGGATAATCTTTTCGTCCGGCAAGAAGAAATCAACTTTATATTTTAAAATCTTGTAATTGATTTTAAAATCATATCCTTGCATATACAAAACGATTGCTGTAATAATCTCCTCGGAACTCAAAAAAGCATCTGGTCTTATCTTTTCCATTTCCTCAATGGCTTTTATCGCTTCTTCAAATTCTCTGAAATCATAAGCGTCAAGCGATTTCTCTATCTTTCTTAGCGCCGTTTCGTGCATAATCTGTAGTTTTAATGCTGCGTACCTTGCAACAAGTTCTTTGTGTTCTTCTTGATGTCTCTCAAAACATTCAGGACAAAACTGCCTTTCGTGACAACTTGTAGTCGATATGTATTCCTTACCACAATCACAACATTTTTCTTTTCTTCCGTACTGTGTATCGTCAATCATATTTCTCCCTTTCTGTGGTTGTACCACTGTATTTATTATAGGCCGGAACCACGTCCTGTTTTTCCGCATTTTAATTTTTTTCTTTATCAAGTAAGTAAAAGAAGTATTTTCTGCGCTCATAAAAGGCGGTTTTTGACAGTGGCATGTTGTCTACAGCTATAAGCCAAGTGACGCTTCTACCACCGCAAATTCCGTTTATAAGGTGCTTCCAGTTCACTTCATCGGTTTTCTTTGCGATAGACTCTATAAGGTCACAGTTAGCCATATAGCGTTCCAGTTTTATAGCCATCTCTTCCGTTGGCTGATGTATGGCGTTTGTAATACTTCTCGGTGTAGGGCTATAACTAACACCACTTACGGACAAGCCATTGTTTATCCGCATTTTCCATTCCGGGTACTGCTCACAAAACCCACATAGTTCCTTGAAACGCTTTTTGCTAATCCCGTATTTGTCTAACCTTAACTCCCTTTTGTTCATCTCATGCACTCCCTCTGCTTTACCTCTATCAGTTCCTTTAACCTCTCAACCGTACATAATGCTTCTTCCGGCTTTACACCCTCATAGACTACCTTTCCCTCACTGTCAGATATTGTCATCCTGTTCCCGAATATCTGTATCGCCCATTTCTTGTGTACTACTCTCATAAATGATCCTCTCAATAAAATTTCCTATGCCTTCAATGTCATTCTTTTTTATCAGTTCTCTTAACTTCTTGTCATTCCGTTTGCGTGTCCGGCTTTTCCAATATTCATGTTCAGAATATATCTGCAAATACCGGCACTGCTTATCAAGGCATTTGTGACATTTAATCAAGTTCTTTGATAAATGCCCTTTATGCTGTGGATTATGGCAAAATGCTATGGAATTTTTTCTATTCGGCTGTCCTTTCAACCATTGCATTAAATCGGACTCCTCATAATTACTGCCGTTGATACTCCACTACCCTCTTTCTCAAAGTCTATAAGCCCTGATAGTGCATCGGGAGCGTCATCATGCGCCCTCTTACTCATATTCATAGAAAAACTGAATAGGTTGTTCATAAACTTTCGGTACTGTGTATCTCTATGGGTAGCTTCTTTGAAATACAATTTCCGTATATCTTCCGCGTTATCCCATATCCTCTGTTGTTTTCGTTTGATAACAGGTGCATAATCCGTACTTATGTTGCAACCTCTGTGTTTTTCTTCCCGTAACAACCTTTGAATATCGTCTGCGTAGCCCTCACCGCCGGCATTAGCTTCTATGTGTAACTGCTTAATATGATGCTTCTTTATCTTCGTTATTACCTGTGGCTGTGTTATGTGCTTTTCAGAGTTATCAAATACTACATCTTCCACATAACCAACCAAATCACCATCTTCGTCCTCGTAATAGTAGACAATCGGCATAGCAAGGTAATCTGCTCCGCCACTTGCAACGTCTATGTGGCTTATTACCTTAATAGGCTCCCCTTCAGGCAGTACAGTATAGTAATTCATGTGTTCAGGATTAAATACCGTTCCTTGCCTTGGAATGGGGCTTTGCTGATACTGCGCAAGCCAGCCCACCATATCATCGTTTAATTCATGCTTTGATCGTATTCTGCGGTAATGCTCCGTCGAAAAACCTACTCCGTAGTCATAATCAAAGTTTGACTCATCTGTATCAGGATCAAGCGCCGGTATTCGTATCTCTTCAACCCTTAATTCGCCCTTGTGAAGTTCCAAAAACTCCTTATAGGTAGAAAATATGTCGTGTTCATCCCAAATCGTACCCATAAGAATGATCTTGCATTTCTCTTTTGCTCTGGACAGAACATTATTGTCAAAAATCTCTTGCTTACGCTTTAAGACCTCTTTTGACATTACATCCTGAACCCCCTCTAACGGATCGTCGATAATCAGCCAGCCCGAAGCGTCGTATTCTCCGTTAAGTCCTGATTCTAAGCCTTTGCCCGATAAAGATTTATACTTTTTCCGTCTTCGCTTGTCCGTTCCCAGGTCTAACTTGTTGTTTTTGGCATCCGTGGCCGTGATTTTGACTTGTGGAAACACATCCGCAAATCTGTAAGTAGGATCCGTGTATATCTCTGATACGCCGTCAATAAAAGCTCCGCCTAAACCCTCTTTGTAAGTAACATAAAGGTTTGATAACTCTGTATCTCTTGCACAATGCCACGACACATCCATCGTTAAGTCGCCGGACTTACCCGTTCTCGGCGGCTGATGAAGAAAAAGTATATCTAACTCGTCATTTTCAAGTCTTTGTATCGCATCTGAAATCCTCTTAAGTGTTTTTCTTCTCGGTTCGTAAAACCTGTCTTTTCTCTTGCGATCTCTCTCGATATAGAGCTTAAAACTATCCACATAGTACGGGGCTTCGCACCGAAGAACATCGTAATACCAGTTTATGTATTCAAAATTCTGCTTATTCTCCTGCGCGTAGTCCTCTAACATTTCCCAGGTGCCACCCTTTGTGACATCTGATACTCTCTGCCGGATAAATTCTTTCGTTTTGGTCGATATATCATAGGCAAATGCTAAATCTCTGTCTTTATAAGCCTCTTTTGTGCAGCTTATCATTGCCTGAATAATCTCATCTGTCAGGCCTTTATCCTCTATGTACTTGTAATAAGACTCCCACGCTATATATAATCTTTCGCTCGCCATACTTTATCTCTTAAAGGTTAGGGACTGTCTCTATTCGACAGCCCGTTACGCTATTATTACCGCCCGTTATATTTTATTTATGTTCGATAATTATTACCGTATTCTCACTCTCCCAAAATACTCAACACTTCATCCAGCGATACATACAATTCCGTGTTCCCAAAAGTTTCAAGTGCTTTAACCTTTTCAGCGATCTCCCCTTTTACTCGTTTTGTAATAACCTCTTGGCGATAATTGTTTCTCATTTCAAGTTCTGCTTCCGCTTCAAACTCTTCCATGTGGAAATAATTAACCATTTCATCATATTTGAGCATTGACAAAACTATCGGGGAGTCCGGCACCTGTACTTCATTGCCTTTTAATAATTGGCCTATATCCTTGGAATCAACATATATATAGTTTTTCATTTTTCACTTCCCGGCGCTAAAGCCGTTATTATTCATCCATCGTTATTGTATCAATCTCTATCCTGCCAAATATGCTCTGTAAACACATATCCGCATCATCAATCAGCACCTTATCAACGAATGATGACTGAAGAATTATATTTTTCCTTGCATCAAGAAAATCATTAAATGATATCGGATAAGGGATTTTAAGTCCCATATCTGCCGCCTTCTTTGCTGTGAGTTCTGCCATTAGCCTGTTTGCCGTGACAATATACATCCCGGTTTCAGCGGATTTCTTTATAAGCTCCGTAGTTTTACCGCTACAAGGCTTTTTTATTATCTTTTTCATGCTCTGCTTCCTTAATCAAAAATGTTTTTTAAAAGAAGTGCCAATAATATCACCAAAACTATCGCTACAGGAATCCAAATAGGTGCCAATACCCATAGCCAACTCCAACTTATTACTCCCGTCAGCTTTAATACGATAAAGACTATCGCTAACAATCCACAGAATCCTATACCACCCCTCGCTCCGCTCCTATTTTCATTGTTCATTTTCTCTTCCTCCTTTTTTCTTTTCTCATTGCTTTCCATAACAGGAACTTAAACTTTAGTTTCTGCCACCAACTTAATTTGAAAGTTATTGTCATCTCATCACACACCAAACAACTTATGTCATATTTGCCATCGTTCTGGGGCGTTAAATCAGCATCCGTTATCTTCCCTATCTCGGTGTAATTACCTTCATCATCAAGGAAATATGCTTTATGACACGGCATACAATTAGGACTCATGTTTTCCCTCCAAAACCGCCATAACATCCTCAAGGCTTACAAACAATTCCTTGCACCCATCGAACATCTTATAGGTCTGTAACTTCTTGATTTCCTCTATTAAGTCTACTCTCCGGCATTTTACGATCCCCTCGGTCTCAACATTAGGATCTCCGATTACATCCAATGTTATTGTTGGGACTGTATCTATGGATTGTTCGAGGGTATACCCTATTACTCTATGTATCTCTCTATCGTCAATTAAAATATGTGTGCCTCTATCTGTTTTAATCTCGATTTTGCTCATTACGCTTCCCTCATTTCAATCCTTCGATTTCCCACAAAGTATCTATTTCGTTCTTTTCCAGCATCCGCATATTAAAAATGCTATGCCAAAACTTCTTTGCAACTTTATTCGTGTTTACAATATGCAAACTCTTCGGCAATCCGTAGTCTTGTATGTACTCCATTACCGCCTTCTTACCTAATCCTTGTCTCCGATAGCCGGGTGATACAAATAATCCGTCAATATATCCGTCTATTACCATCAAATACCCGACTAATTGTTTCCTGACTTCGATTCGCTTAAATATCGCACCATTTTCTATCAGTATTGGAAGCACATAACTGTCTATCTCATTACGAAATCGGAAGTACATTTCCCTTTCATGTGTGTTCAGGCTCATTTTCCACTCCATATCAAAAACTCCATTCAACCCAACCGCTACAATAGTCGCAACAGCCATATCTTGATTTAATAGGTGCCCCACAATTCGGACAGGTACACCCCTCTGGAACCACCGTGTCAAATTGGCGTATATCGTCATCTTGTATAAGCGTTATATTGCTTCTCGCCACTGATAAAGCCGTTGGAACCTCGACTTTATAATCTCCTAAGTAACACTTAGTCTCAAACGCCAAATCTTGCTCCAAAAGCTCTATTCTGACGTTCCTTGAAGCATTAAAGCTTTCTCTTAGTTGTGCCGTCCGTTTAATGCCCTCGAATGTCGCTGGAATAGTAAACCTGATTTCACCCTCAGTCCTTACGTGACGATTAAGCATATATCCATTAGAATCAATATAGGATTCATTTAGCGGGTGCTGCTCAACTTCCAGCTCTAAAATGTTCTCGTAGTACACATAATCCCGCAATCCGTCTACCAGAATCCTTGCTTTTCTCTTCTGAGACGGCTTGTATACGAATTTTCCACCGCAATAAAGGCATTTTCCTAACTTCGGATCGCCAATTCCCCCACAATTAGGGCAATGATACGCTGTAAGGCTGTATTTCATTTTCTTTATCAGCATTTACTTACCACTCCGTAGGTTCTTTACTGTCTTGTCTATCGCCTCTTGCATCCCTATTCCTCGTTCGTGACAGGCTTCTTTGAGATTATCAAGGTCTACTTCCGGCAATCCAACTATCTTTCCATCCTCAACTGTCAAATATCCGTCATTCAGGCCATTATATATTCCCTTTAGTACCTCTTCTGTAGACATACCAAAGTATTTAGCCATTGATTCAATCTCTTCTAAATCCTTATTAGGCGTAAGCCCCGATTTTTCGGAAATTTTTAGGTTTTCTCCATCAAAAGTGGCTTTTTTCTCTGAGATTAAGGTGTACACACCCTCTATAACCTTATTCAGTGGTAATTTTTCAAAATAATCCGCTGACTCATTGCTTATTCTTACTGTTCGTGTCCTTGTTTTGCTGCTTGCCACTCATTTATCTCCTTTGGATAACCCATATACTGATATTTAGGAATCTGTCTCATTGTCCCGGCTGTTACCCTTCGTTTAGCTGTTAATCGCATTATCTTATATCCATTGCTATACAATGCCTGACCATAAGGTATCTCGTCTAACTTAATGCCTAAATCTCGGAATAACGAAGTGTATACACCCGTGATTTTTGGTACTTCGTAAATCAATCTCCATGTTCCCCAATCGTTTTCCCATACAAATATGTGATGATCGGGGTTATCTGTCAGATTTAGTTCCCAATTCTTCCACTCATACCGACTTATATCCATTTCAAGCGTAAGTTTATCGTCTGTCACATACTCCTTGTTATACGCAGGCTTATACTTCGCTATCAGATATGCTTCCAACACTATTGCATCTGCAAAACTTTCCGTCTCGGTGTACACACACTCCTTTATGAATGGAACCGCGCTTTCGGGTATTTGTGTATGACCACACTCCCCCTTGGTGAAATGTAATGTCATCCGGCTTTTCATATCTTTGGTTCGCCCTATATAAAGCACTGTTCCATTATTGCTTATGAATTGATACACATATCCTTTCAAGTGTGTACACCCCTTTCTTTTTCGGTGAGTGTTGGGCTTACCCCGCCCCGTTACTAATGTGTTAGAAACCCCTAACCCGAGTTAGTCACGAAACATATCAGTTTCTTAACCCGAGCAAAGCCCCACAAGCGCCCATTTTTAAGACTTTTCAGCGATTAAACGACCGCTTACAACATCAAACACGGGAAGAGCTGCCGCCGCTTGTCTGTTTTCGTCATGGATTGGAGCAACTTGATCCGCCTCACGCCATCCAAGCCGGGCCTTAGCATAAAATATCCGCCCTGTGGGATTTTCTCGGGAGTCGGTAACTCCGGCAGAAATAGCCGCGTTTTCGATTTCCATAGCTTTTTTGATGATTTGTGCATTCGCCGAGGTTAGCCCTCGCCCGTCATAATCAAAGAACCACTCACGCGAAACACCCGAAAAGCTTATAAAATCCGTATGAAGCGGAATGTGCCTATAAACAGAGCTTAATGCCTGGAATATATCCAAAAGTTTAGAAACCTTTTCCGCATCGTACACCCTGGACCCGCCCACGCTTCGCGCCATTGCTTCGCGATCAAATAAGATTCCCTTGTCCCTTATCCACCAACCGCAATAAATGCAAGCCGCCCGCCATTGTAGGCTTGCGCACTTGCTTAGATCCTCTATGTTGTTATCTTGCGCCCATAACTCCAAAAAATGCTTTATATCGTCGGCGAGTCCCGGCGGCAGCTCTCCGCGTACATAGTCCACATCATTGTATTTGTTTACTATCTCCACCGCCTCCGGCGTGATCCGTTCTATTGATGGCTTGATGATGTCTCTTTGAGTCTTGTACTGATCCGCCTTTATATTCTTTTGATTTGTCGGTCTTTTCTCCGCCTGTCGGCTTCTCTTCGGGACCTTTTCGGACTCAGGAAGAGCCACACCAACAGAGGCGGCTCCCTCTCTTATAGTCTCCATATCTCCGGCGGCTATCTTGTCAACCTCTCCCCATTTTCCTATGCTTGAAAAGCTGGCAACGATCCGGGCGGCTTCATCATATGTCACGCCAACAAGATCCGCCAGACCTTGGCTAATTTCTTTCAGATCCTTAAAAGTTTTGTTCATATCCACCACCAAACAAAAAAAGAGCGCTCAACTCTGGAAGCAATCCAGAATTAAACGCCCTTTTAAATCAGGTTAAACGCTTTTATTTATTATATCATTTTTTCAATTAAACGGTAGATCGTTATTATCAAATACAGATCCGCCACCCTCGTTCCGTTCTTCTCTCTTTACAAAGTCATATATAAAGTCATATCCGCACGCGTCCGCGAATGCTTTTATATATTCTATATCTTTTTGCAGCTTTCCGACTTTCATTTTTTGGTTTAATCCCTGGGGGGAATCTCCTATTTTCTCCGCTATTTTTGCAAGAGATAAACCAGAAGCAGACGAAAGCACGCGCATATATTCTATTATGTTATCACTTTTATATTCCATGTTTTTATATTATCAATACTTTTATTTATAGTCAATACTTTTATTTATTGTTAGTTTTGTACAAAACACTATATAAATATTTATATTTATTTTGTATATATTTTTATTACTATTTTTATTGACAATATAAATATTTTTATTTATACTATTATCAGAAGTTAAGAAAACCACCGCATGAAAGGAGCTAAAAAATGAGCGTATTAAAAGAGATAAAAAAAGCAATCACAAGCACCGAGGCAACCGTTAAGATCAACGGGATCTCATATCTTCACCGCTGGACAAAAAACGGACTCAATGAGGATGTTGACCAAATGAGCGTTACTTTCTCGCCTATAGACGGAATCACCAAGGGCGGAAAGACTTTTACAATTAAATCTCGAAACCTTGACGGAATCATAACCGAGATCGAGACATACACCACTGATTATCTAAAAGAAGTAGCAGAAAGAGCCGCCAAGAATTTAAAAGCGGGCTACCGTTAAAGGACACATCACCCCGGACGGAGAACGGACAAAGGCGGAGCGACACCGCGCCGGGGCATTACCTAAAAACAAAAAAGAAAGGTTAAAAAGGTGTTAAATATGAGTAGCTCAACTTATTATCAGTATCAGGATGTAAAAGTTAAAATTGCACACAGATTGTTAAATATGGACGGTTGGAAGGTTTACGGCTACCACGCCGACGAAAGCGACAGCATGACCGATTATTATGATCCGGCTTATTGGGGAGGACTTGCAGAAAAAAACGGCTTTTTGCTTGTTGTGGATCATTCCGACGCTGCCCAGGATTACACTTATACATATAAGGTTTACAGCGAGGACGCGCCCGAGATCCGCGAGAAGATCGCCAAGCTTGAGCAGATGACACAGGCAAACGGAGCAAGCGCACAGGAAGAAGAGACCGCCCGCGCTGCTATTGCTAAATTACAGGAGAAAAAGAGCGCCGGAGAAGTCACAAAAACAAGCTTCACTCCCGGACACCTTGCAAACCCTCCGCGCTGCAATTGGCACATAGAAAAAGACGGGATCATTTTAGATAAGGGCACCGGCTTATTGAAGTTTGCGAATGTTGCGGATATTTCCGGCATGGGTTACGGTTGGGAGCGTGAAAACTGGCAGAAATTCAATAATTTAAGCCGTGAAGAGTGGGAAAAGGACTACACCAGCCGCGAAATTTGGGGAAGTTATCCCACTGCAGAAGAAGCCGCCCGCGCTTATGACGAAGCCGTTGAGGATTACAAGCTGTTAGATCAGTTTAACGCATTGATA